GAATGAGACAGAGTCCTGTGAAAATAAGTCCAGAGGGACCAAATTTTGTGACGACAAGATCCGCGATCACGATTGCTGCTAAATAGGTGGCAACTAAAAACGGACCCATCACTCACCCATGATATGATTGTCAGGAGTTTGGGCAAGGACCTGGAGCATTGCCTCAAAAGGCATCACCATTGAAACTTCTTTTGGGTCGTCATCTGGATGAAGTATTTTTTTAAAACGAGTCATCTGCTCATCAAATTGCTCTTTCAGTTCGGCTGGCACCTTAATTTCAATCGTTTCCCACTGTTCACTGTCACCGGACCCACCTCCAGGGCTAGAAGGTAAATTCGCCCAGTCGTCGCTAATTCCAGCAATAATTTGATCAAATTCAAAGTCGTGTACCGGCAAAACGGACAAAATCTCTTCCTTTGACATCGATTCCAATAAATCGGTGTAAAGGTCTTTTAATTTTACTTTATCATCAGTTCCGTTGATTCGGTTGATTTTCTGACCAAGGAGTTCAGCTCTTTGCCTAGACATGGGCCCAAGGTTATTGACTACGATGGTTTTTTCACCCATCTCGCCCGCGGCCTTCCATCTGTGCTCACCATCCACGATCTCAAGCTCGCCTTCTTCGTTCACCCTCACTAGGACTGGCAGGACTTGGCCCTCATCATGGAGCGAAAGCTTTTGTCTTTCGAAAACAAACTCTGGTTGGACGTTAGGATTCCAAGGATTGGGCTTGATCTGATCGATCGGCAATTCTTGAATGTTGAAGTTTTTTTTCATGTGGCACCTCATAAGGCTTTTTTGTGTTTAGTTTTAATTGGTATTTTTGAAATGAAGTTGCCGAAAAAACAAGCTGCAAAAAGTAGTCGCGCTGCTTATCCGTCTTGCCGACTAAAAACTCTTTCAGCTCATCGTTCTTTTCAATTAGAAGCTTTGTTTCTTCTTTAAAAAGATCCAAATATTTTTGATCCGATTTTCGGCCAAGATATTTTTGTTGTATCCTGCCATCCATGTAGAAGTGGCATCTTGCGTGTCGAACACAGTATGTCCATGAAGACGAGTCGCAGCTGTAGGCTGTATTTGTCTCCATAGTTTCCATAACGGTATTTCCAAGCAAATGAATCTTTGGTACTTTTCCAACATTTTTTTGAATCTTGTAAAGAAGATCATTCACGACATCTTGATATCTTGTTTTTTTATCTTTGCAAAGGATTCTAATTTCTGGAACCGAAAGAGCGATGTAGTTATATTTTTCAGCAAGTTTAAAAAGACCATCAATTGTCTCTTCTAAATGCCAAACGTACAAAGTTGGTATTCCAGAGTCTTCAAAGTGTTTTCGAAACTCCCACAGCTGGTTGATTGGAAGTATTTTGTGTGTGTCCATCTCAACAATCGTTAAACGATTTACACCAAATTGTTTTGCAGTTTTTATGTAGTTTTTAGTGTACTCAAGAAGTTCTGAATAAGAGTAGGTCTTACCCTTACCAGCTCCAAACATCATCGTGAAAAGTCCGGAGTCACAAATCACTTCTTGATCTCTTTTATTCATAAGGCTGAAAAGTGTTTTTGCATCCGACATTTTACTTCCTAAATGATAATAGGAAAATAAAATATTCTTGATGCCAGCAAAGCTCGACGCTTGATATGGTATCAAACCCTCACAGCCAGCCATAAATATCTTCATACTGAAAACTCCACAACAGCTGAGTTCTCGCCATCCTCAGACACCTCAATCTCCATATCGCGAAATCCGTAAGCGTTTTGAAGAAAAGTCAGGACTTCTTTTGCGATCATTTCGCAAGACCATCCATTCATTTCTCCATCTTTAAATCTCTCTTTAAGTTTTCTTTGAACTAAAAAGAATTCAAGCTCTCTGTCGTCATGACTGACTTCGATTTTGGCCTCGCATTTAAATAAATGGCGGTGATTATGTCTGAGAAATTCAACATCAACAGGAGCATCAGCGTAAAAATGAAACCCTTCAAATTGCCACCTAACTATGATTGAAGTCTTTGTCTTCATCGAACTACCGTTTTTAAAAATTCAGTGCGCGCTGAGTGATCTGTTTTAAATACACCCCTGACATCAGTCGTGGTGGTCTCTGATTCCATATCTCTTACTCCACGGCTTATCACGCAATAATGCTTGGCCTTAATATGGACAGCAATATCCTCAGTCTCAAGAATTGCCTCTAAAGCATCAGCTACTTGTTTCACCAATCGTTCTTGGACTTGTGGTCTCTTTGAAAAGTAATCAACAATTCGATTGATTTTAGAAAGTCCAATCACCTTAGATTTTGGAATGTAGGCCACCGTTGCGTAACCATCAATTGTCACAAAGTGATGCTCGCAAACTGAAAGAACTCTGATTCCATTTACTGAAACCATTTCGTTGCACTTCATTTTATTTTCAATGCAAGTGATCTTTGGGAAGTTTTCAGCTTTCAATCCAGAAAAGAACTCATGAACGTACATCTTAGCGATTCGCTTTGGAGTGTCCTGAAGTGAGTCATCTGACAAATCAAGCCCCAAGGATTGCATCACTTTTGTCATGTGATGGGTGATTCGAGCGACCTTTTGTTTATCGGTGAGCTTATTGTCCTTAAAAGGAGTTGGTGTGACTTGTGAAAGCCATTTCTTTACTTGATGTTCACGAACTTGTGAGTCTGAAGACTTACGCGCCACTTTGGATTCTCCTTGATAAATTGTTCAATTTTAGAAAATGATTCATGTAATTTATTAAATTCAGGACTGAGTGAAAGCCTTGCGTTTGGATTTAAATTCTGATGATTCTCAAAATACTTTGCATTAGCGAAATCAAAACCATCATCCACAACAAGCTTCAGTTCAGAGCACTTTTCAAGAGCATCTAAATCCACTTGATAGTTACTGTCTCTCTTTGGTGAAACAGTCACAAAATCAATTCCATCAACTATTGGAAACATCCCATTTGTTTCACAGGCAATTTCAAATCCAAGTTTTTTCAATTGCTCAATAATTCTTGGTGTCTGCTTATTCATCATTGGTTCACCGCCAGTGATGACTGCAAATTTTGATGGCTCGCCAAGAGCGTATTTTTCAAGATATGACTCTTCGTATTCCAAAAAAGTATTAAATTCAGTATCACACCAAGTGCATTTTAAATTGCAATACGGAAGCCTAACAAAGAGTGCCCGTCTTCCCCAGTGAGCTCCTTCACCTTGAAACGTCCAAAAAAGATCAACCAGCCTATACAAGTGACACCTCCACGAAGCAATTGCTCGTCTCCCAAAGTTTTATTTTCGTGATGGTGACTGTATCGTTTCTGAGCAAATAGTTTCCTTGCTCTAAAAGATACGAAGCTAAATTTTCAGCAGTTGGATTGAATGGAACAATGTAAGGCTTTTTAAGGCCATCACACTTTTGGATGTGAATAAGGTTTGGATCTTGGGCCCAAAGGATCATGTTGTGGTCCCAATGCTCATCAATCCAAGCACCGATCTTTTGTTTTATCACTCCAAAATCTATGATTCGACCAAGCTCATCCAGTTTATCGGCTTCACAGTAAATCTCAGCCTTGTATTCATGGCCGTGAAGAGTTCGGCACTTTGATTCATGGTTCACAACCCTGTGACCAGCATCAAATTTAATTATTCGGACAGCCTGTGTTTTCATTAAAACCTCAATAGTAGTTTGATAGTTTTTAAAGGTTTTCGCAAAAAAGGCTTTCGCGCAAGACATTTCTGTGTAAAATGGGCTTATGGTATGTAAAAGCTGCAATGGACGAAAAAAGCTGGTTCGCACTCGAAGTGGAGCCTATTTGCCTAAACGATTAGCAGATGAGCTTGAAGAGTCTCGTCAGCGGATCTCAACACCCAAGCCGTCTGCTGAAAGTGTCACCAAAAAGCCGCCCGCTTCCAAATGATCGTGCTTTGATTCCTTCATGTGTTTGTAAAGGGCATCTCTCAATTGCTTGGCGTATTTGATTTCTTGCTCAGCCTTATTTTGGCAAAATTTTGACGACTGCATAAGCCCACCAGCATTGTTTTCAAGCATCGTGATAGCAAGAGCCACCTCGCCTGGATTTGTTTTTGATTCGTGAGCGAGTAAAGAATCAAACCTGTCATTGATTGGCTTCACATGATGGACGATCTCTTCTTTTGGAGTGTTATTCGCAATGCACGTATCAAAGATCATCGCAGCTCCAGCTCTTAGGCCGACAATCATATCGTAAAATCTTTTCATGGATCGACCTGCAAAGTGAATTCATCCGTGTCAGTTAAAGCGTCCATGAATTTTTTAAAAGTCTCTCTTGAATCAAGAATCATGTGCTCAGTCCGTCCAGTGCCTAAAAGCACACACCCTTCAGAGTCATTATTGAAATTGCCCCAGTGAAACAAGACATCGATGTGACCAACCACTCCAGTGATCTCAAAAGTGGTGAAATCTTCAGTCATGTTATGCAATCGATGCTCGCCTTTTTTGCATAAATATGCACCACGAGGAATTTTTGGCATCCAATTTCCGGCGTAGTTTTGATAGGCGTGTTCTAAGGTGTCAGCGATCTTAGTCCCATCATCTTCAAATAATTCACCGAAAATACCTTGAGCGGTTCGCTCTCGTCGAACAAGTTTCATCTGACCCCCAGAAATCATTTTCTAACAGAAAAGAAAGTGATGGGCAATCTCGTCCATGAGAACCGAGGACTTTGTTTGCTCGGTGCCCATCATTTAAGATTGTAACAGACTATTGCTTTGGAATGGAAGACTCACAATACATTAAAAGCAATTGAGCATCGGTTGGCGATAGGCAGACAAACTTGTCCATGCTGGTGATTGGGATAAATCCTTTAGAGTTTTGTTTTTCATCATAGGATTCGGCCCCAATCTTCGGTCCATCGATGATGTAGACGTTCATTGCTAATTGGTGGCGGCATCCAACTAAAGAGAGTGTGAGACCTAAAATAAGACCGCTAGTAAAGGTGAGCAATCGCATCGGCAATCTCCTTTGCGGCCTGTTGTCTTTCGTCTTGAGTTTGGGCCTGTTGAAGCGTACTCATTGCGCTTCCAAGCCTTACAGTGAAGTTTTTCACTTGATCTGGGTCTGTTCCTTCAATTGCCTGAAGAAGGTCATGAAGTAGCTGAATAAGTTCGGGAGCGGCCTTGGTGATAGCCAAGACAATCGCCCCCAATAATTCTGGACTCACGCCTTTAGTGCCTTAAATAAAGCAGCAAGGTCTGGAAGCATTTTCAAAAGATCATTAATCACAGGGAATGAAGCATCAACAATTGCCTTCATTTTTGAGCTTTCAATTGCCAGATCAGCGGACATCTCAGCAATTAACGCCTCATAATCAGCAAGCTCAAGGTCTTTGGCTTGTTGAGGAATGCTGCCAAGTTGTGGGAGCATGACGATAATATCTGGCAATACGTTTTGAAATTTTGCTAAATTCAAAGACCCAGAACTCAAATCATTCACAACGTCCGCAACTACTTTAATCGCGCTTTTCAGTGCTGATAGATCCTTTGCCATTGATTTTCTCCTTTAAAAAAAATGTAATACATAATGTAATACAAACAAAAATAAGTTGAATTTTAGATCCAGCTCCAAGTGGTTTTTTATGACCAAGCCACGCCTCAATGATTTCATTGATTCCGATGACAATTGCTCCTGCGATTAAATGTTCATCTGTGCACATCATAAATTTTCATCCATGATTTCTTCTCGGATTTTCGGCCATTCATCTTTAGCGATAAGCTTGATCGCAGCATAATATCGTCTCAAATCAGTACGGAGCTTGATAATTTCAGCCTTTAGTTCTGTGACACTGATTTCGGTGATATCGGATTTTCCCTTCCAGACACCCCAAGCAAATTCAGCCACTCTAAAAAATAAATGCAGAAGCAGAATGATTCCAACATAGAGCAGGCCATGTTTTGAACTTAACAGTTCTTCCAATGGCCCTCCTGATTAGTTTCCAACTCTAGAAATATTGAACCATGAAACAGATGCAGTGCTTCCAATTGATGGTGATGTTCCGCCAGCCCCAAGAAGAATTGTGACCTGATCACCTGCCTTAAATGGATAAGCAATAACACATCCAGAAGGAAAATATGTTCCAATGTTTCCAGACTGCTGAGAAATAATTGAAGCAAGTCCAAGGGTATCTGTGCCATTAATTCCAATATCAGCTTGAACAGATTGGTTTCCAATTGCTGAAAACGTAGTCACCATTCTGTTTTGTGAGCAAATTGAATATGAACCAGAAACTGGAATTGTGTAAACACCAGTAGTTGTATTGTAAGCATTATGAGTGTCTTTAACTTTACTTGTGTATGCAACCACCGCTGTTCCAGAAGCTAGAGACCCAGATATGGGAGTTGTATTTGCTGTGGTGTAAAATGCGCTAACACTCTCTGTTGCAGTCACAACGGCAGGTCCAGAAACCCTCATGATGGAAAGGCTTCCAGAGGTATTAACGGTTGTTGTTGCGCTGATTCTTAATGTGAGCAAGTTACCAGCAGCAAGACCTGGCAATAAAGCACATCCACCAGTATTATTTCCACCAGCCTGAGAGCCAATTGATCTAAACGAAGATCCATTTAGATAGATTGTCGCGTTCCAAGAAGTTGAGCCAAGATCTCCAATTGAACTACATCCAATGTAATCACCTGAAACTGGAACAGTGTAGGTGTCAGTCCCATTCCACGCTCCGTGAGAGTCTTTTGCAACAGAAGTAAAGCTTACGTTTGTCACATTGGCAGTTACAGATTGTGTTGCTGTTTTTGTAACACTTAGGTCAACAACACGGGTGTCTGTGTCAGAGCTGGCAACTGAATTTGAGCTCCATCCAACGATTGGCCAGATGACCATGAAATCAACGATTGCTCCAGTTCCAATATCCGATCCCAGCATTGCCGTTCCGGACGCAGAAGATGCGTCAATAAATTGAATTAAATTTGGAGAAGTTACTGTTGGCTGAAGGTTTGGATGAGACGATGAGGTCGACCATCCGCTCGCAGTTATTGTTCCAACAGCAATGGTAGTATCCCAGCTAAGGCCAGATGGAAGCTGAACTGTTGCCGTTGCTCCAGTAGTTGTGCCAGTTGTGAATCGGCCTTTAATAATAATATTTTTTCCAAGACGAGACCAAGAAACTCCGCTAGTTGTTACTGTTCCAAGTGACGCGCTGTAAGTTGGCGTGTAGCTGACAGGGTCCGACATTGATGGACCGATTGGCGCAGTCTGAGGCCCGACCGAGAAGTCATCCAAATAAATCGTGGTCGCTCCAGAAGTCGCATTCGCATTGTAGAGGGCGAATCGCATGCTTGTTGTCGACGATGCGGTCTGTAGAGTGCCAGTGCAATATCCGACTCCAGATCCCTGCACCATGCAGAAATTTCCAGCAGATGTCAGCCACGCTGAATTGGTCGCGTCCCACGCAGCCCAAGCAAACGAGTTGCTGCTTGTTCCTGAGAAGTTGTCATTCGCTGCGCCAGAGTTCGCTGTATAGTAGAACTTAACGGTGAGGACCTTAGCTTGGTCTTCGGTGTCAATTGTGAACGCGTTTGAGGCCAGCATATTTCCAGCAGTAGTAGCCGCAGAACTGACGTAAGAGAGAGAATAGGACCCTGCTATTTGCCCAGAGGAAACTGTAGCAATAGATAAGTTCCCACTGGCCCCTGAACCAAAGGTAGGTGATCCCGTTGGAAGTCCATTTGTAAGAGTACCGATGGTCCCGAGTGACCACCCAGTCGTAGTTCCAAACTCAAAGTTTCCATTTCCTGTGTTGCCGTTATAGGTAGTGAGGTAGTTCTTGCTCCCACCCGTTCCACCGATAACTCCTTTTGAGATCGCCGAAGAGAGTTGCTGGTTTGGGGTTACTGATGTCACCCAAATCTTTGTGTCGTTTATAAGTTGAGATGCTTGACCACCAAAAGTGATCGTGTCCCCAGTTCCGTTTCCGCCAGCAACCGCCGACATCTGAATCTGACCAGCAGAGCAGGTCCCTGGAAGGCCAACAATCGTTGTGCCGCTTGTGATGTTTGCTGGAGTGGTTGAGTCGTAAATAAATTGACCAGCCGAGAGACCAGTTGTCGATCCAGGGCTTGCGATACAAGCATTGCCGCTTGTTAAGTTTCCAGTGGTTGTTAGGACCGCCGCTTGAATATTGGCAAGAGACTTAACGTCCTCATTTTGAATTTTTGCTTTCACGGCGAAGGCATTGGTTGCCGCCAAGGTCGTTAAAAGTATGAGAATTTTTTTCATCGTCTCTCCTTAATATTTCGAGTAAACAGCCAACACAGACTGTCCGGTGGCAGGTGCAGTTGTCATTGTAATCACAGCTCCAGAGATAGTGTAGTCATAAGATGCTCCAGCAGTCAAAAGCTGCCCATCTAAGTAAACAGTCACACCATTTGTTGAGGCTGGGGTTGCAGTCATCGTGAAGGCAGTTCCAGATCCGTTTCCAAAAAATAAGTCCTGGTTGTATTGAACGGACACCGGAAGGTTTGAAAGAGTGTTTGAAGAGCCTGAAATTGTTTTGTTTGTGACAGTTTGGCTTGCTGAGTCTGACAGGATATTCGACCCAGTCGACGGAACTGAAAGACTGGTTCCGCCCGTGGAGTTCGTTATTGTATCGATCTGCTTCGACGTTGTTGATGACGCAAAAGCAGACCCACTGATAAAAATAAAAAATAACAATAATTTCATCAACCAACCTTAGTTGCTTCGAGAAACTTCGTTCCAGAAACCATTTCCATCACAAGACAGAAGCAATTGACTATTTAAAGCACTGGTCCAGTTTCCATTCAAGTTCAATTTCGAACCGGCCAATGCCGAGTTGTCTTGCAGCTTCACTAAGTTGGTGGCCGATTCACCAATAACTGTCAGCATTTGTCCTGCTGCGGTACAAGCTGTGATTGAAGGAGTTGCAGTCACAGTTGTGGTACCAGCACCAGATGCCTGAATGAAAGCCATGTTCACATAAGTGGGAGTCGTAAGGACCACACCACCACCAGCAGTCACAGAAAGTGGTGACCCTTGAGTGCCGCTTAAAGTTGGAGAATTGGATGCTGGAGCACTGCTTGTCCATGTTGATCCGTTTGAAGTAAGGACGTTTCCAGAAGTGCCTGGAGCAACCAAACTCACAGCAGATGTTCCGTTACCAACAACAACTGAACCAGAAGTCAAAGTGCTTGCTCCGGTACCACCATTTGCCACTGCCAACTGACCTGTTACGGCAGCTGATTGGCCTACGTTTACCGCTCCGAAAGCAGGAACACCACCAGAACCGGCTTGCAATACTTGATATTGCGAACCAGTCACAGAAGTCACTGGCGAAGTACCAGCTCCAACTACGATTCCGTTAGATGTGATGCTTGAAGCACCAGTACCACCGTTTGCAACTCCGAGCTGTCCACTCACCGCAGCAGCTTGTCCGAGTTGCAAGGCTCCAACAGTCGGAACACCAGATGCACCAGCTTGAAACACTTGATATTGAGAGCCCGCGGCTGTGATTCCCACTGCCGAAGTACCGTTACCATAAACCATACCATTTGAAGTCAAAGTCGAAGCGCCAGTACCGCCATTCGCAACACCCAATTGACCAGACGAAATTGCCGAAGCAGGAATCGCCGTGAAGGTATTTGAAGCACCTGACATTGATTTATTTGTGAGAGTTTGAGTCGCACTGTCAGAGACTAAATTCGCACCAGTCGCAGGAACGGCCAAAGCAGTTCCGCCAGAGGCGTTGATTGAGTCAATCTGCTTCGACGTGGTGGATGCTGATTGGGCTTCGGCCGTAACAGCTAAAGCCAAAATTAAAAGAATTCGCTTCATGTTATTGTCTCCTTGTGTTTTCGTTCCAATTGCTACCGTCCCATTCGTAGTCAATTGATTGGTTATCGGTTAAGTTACACATTCCGTTCTGATTAACGCCATTTCCAGATGCACTGGAAATCTTCAAAAAGTTTATCGGATCAACTCCTTTTAATCTTAATAGTTGACCGAGCGTTGTTCCAGCGGCAATCGCCGGACTGGACGTTATCAGTTGGGCACCTGGACTGTTTGGCTTAACGTACCATGTCTGATCCATAGACGTTGTGGGGACAATTCCAATGGTTGGATCTATCAAAATGGGACTGACAAAATTTCCATGAACTTCTTTTGCGCCACCGCCGCCACCACTAGTTGATGGAGCTGTCAAAAGGTTGGGCCAAGAGTTCATCCAATATTGCACTTCGACTGGAGGTTGACCGTTTGCTGGCTGTGCTCCAGGATTGAATAAAATATAAGACTGCTGTCCAGTTTCAGAGACCAAGGCCCACTGGTCAGGGCTCACCCATCCGCCATCAACAAAAACATCGACTGCGGCCTGATAAAGTGGCTTTTGAGAGAGAGTGAATTTTTGATTAGTTCCATCGACAGCGCCGACAGCCACCTCTGTGATTGCTTGAACTGGATTTTGAGAATTTGGAGAGTTCGCTACATAGGCACACCAAATATCCTGTCCAATTGCAAGTGGTGAAGAGAAAGAAATTATGTTTGTCGAAAGACTATAACTTCCAACTTCAGCCTTCAAACTATCAACATAGACGATCAAACTTCCATTTGTGATTGGCGATTGAGAAAGAGTGTAATTTAAATTCACACCATCAATCGCACCGACTGGAATTTCTCTGACAAAAACTGGTTGCTGTGCAAATCCAAATCGAGAATACAATCGAACTGAATAGTCATAAAGAATTTCGGTGGCGTTTGTTGCTCCAGCTGGCACTTGAAGACCAGCTAAAATAAATCCAGTTCCAGTGTAGGCGGGATAGGCAGGACTTGCGTTTGGTATTCCTGGAATTATTTTTAAAATAAAATCATCATGTAAATTTAAATTTACAGTGGTGAGTGGATCAGATGGCTTTGGAATTGGAGTGTCTCCAACTTGAGCGTATTCAATAACAAGAAGGTCCCATCGTGGAAGTGAACCACCAACAGCGGGAGTGGCAATTGGACTTCCAGTCATTCCTGGCAAAATTGCAGTCAGATCACCAATAGTATCAAAACCAATTCCGTTTCCGACAGATATTCCCATATCGCCAGCATCAGGAGTGAGCACAAAAGGAGTTGGATAGATTGAAGTGATGAGGACACCTGGTCCCCACATTGAAACAGAGACAAGATCGATAAGGTCTTGCAAGCCCTGGACAGTAAATTCCATGTCCGTTTTATCAACAAGTTTTCGATCTAGCGAGAGCCAATTCCGTTGCAACATTTAAAATCCTCCAAACGATTCTTGCAGTATTCCACCGACCATTCAAGCATCAAGTTGGGGCAGCTGGTGGACTGGCATTGTTCATAATTATGTGCGTACTGCGAGCCGGTTCAAATTTTGTCAAGTCAGCATCCAATAGGGCCAAGGTCGTAGCGTCTGCGTTTCCATAAATCCGAACTTCATAAGAGTATGCTACGTCTTGGATTTCTGCCATTTGAAGAGCGGTGATTCCTGCCGCTGCATAATCAAGACTGCAATCCAAAGGCGTAAATCCAACCAAATCACACCAAATTGGATCAATAGTTGAAAGATAGGTGTTCAGACCTAAAGAGCTGTAGCCCAAAATCCAAGCACCAGTATTTCCGTCATTATTGACCTGACCAGAAAGTGGCAAAATGGCAAAGCTCAGACCGATTGGGCCCAAAATACCAGCCACGATGCCAGTGATATAAGGAACAGAAAGGCCACCAGTCGCCCGATATTTTGCCAAAAGATTTTGAATTCTTTGCGTGTAAGTGAGTGACGAATCTTGAATTGCTCCAAAGAAATCCTTCTCCCATTGAGAAAGTCCATCAGACATTAAAGTTGTGATGAAGAAATTATTGTAAACAGATTGGCCCTGAGTTTCGAAATTAGAAAGCAAATTTGCATGAGCCCTTAATTCAGCACTCGAATATGAAATCTTTGTTGGGTCTGGATTGTTTGCTCGGTCCTGTGAATAAACTCCAGCTGGCAACTCACCTAAGAGCAGGTCCAAAATTTCTTCAGTATTGAGAAAATATGGATTGAGTCCCAATTACATCGCCCCCACTGTGATTGTGCCTGGCGCTGGCAATTGATTTTGGCTTATCGTGTAGTCAATCGCTGGTGGATTTAAAGGCAACACTTGCCAGTCTGCCAGTATTGGAATGATGCCATTCAAAACTCCAGTGTTCTGATTCGGCACTCCTGATAACCAAATATCAAGCCCGTCTTCAATATCAGCCGCGACAACCCACCCACCAGTCTTGCCTGGCAAGGACCTTCCACCAACGGCGTACTTGTAAAGCACCCTTGAAACCTCTCGCTGAACGAGCTGCTGACAATTTAAATTTAAAGGATTGTTCACTGAATCAGAAGGAACACTTGTTGCGGTCAATCCTTGAGCATAAATCACATTCACGCTGACTGGAATTGTGATCTCAGTTGGTGAAAAAACAAATGGACAATCAGTCAAAGGAACATTGGCATTGTAATAAGCCTGAACCGCATTAATGATGTCAGTGGTTGGGATTCGGACGATTGATTGTCCAGCAGTCACAGCCGCGTCGATGTCTGTCGTTCCAGCTGTGATGTAAACGCCTACAGTTCCAAGTCCGCGAACAAATCTGTAAATATTGGCAGACCTAACAGCCGATGAAGCGGCAAAAGCAAAAGCTGGATAGTCAGTTTCATTCCCGCCAGCTGGAGCATTTTGTCTTCTGGTGAGGAGCCTTGAGCGGTAGCTATCGACTGTTTCAGTGTCAGATCCACCACCAATTGTAACGATGACTGAAGCTGGAGTGGTGACACCAGAAGGTGGGCTCACAACTGTCAGTGTGTCGGGCTCTGCGATATTGCCTATTTGTCCAGCAGAAAGTGCCTGGACTGAAACCACCAGCACTCCACCAGAAATCGTTCCGCCAGAAGTGTTCGTGTAAAGGATATTTGTAGGGCCATAAAGGAATGTCAGCTCGCCAGGAGTGATGACAGTCCCATTGGTTCCAGATATTTGAACAGCACTGGCTCCCGCGGCTTGAGTGGCTCCTGATTGGGCAATTCCGTAGTCCTGACCAATAATGGTGAGGGCGCTGGGCCTTGCAGTTGAAATAAATGGGTCATTATTGATCTTTGCCAAATCTCCATAGAGACCAGACACCACACCAGCGATAACCTTTCCGCGAATCACAAAATCTGAATTGTTATCGTTTGTGTTTAAGTCTGGCTTGATGGATTTAAGAATCTGAAAATATTGGGCGGCTGATTGGCTTGGTGTTAGAAAAGTTGGCAAACTAGACCCCCGTAAAATTCAGTTGGCTTGATATTGTTGTGGCAGCAGGAGCAATTGCAATATTATTGGCCGATCCGGTGGGCGTTGTCTCTGTATTTTGAGTATTCACTCCCGAAGCTTGACCAGTTTGGATCAATTGAGCATTGATTGCGTTCTTTACCATAGTCGAAAAAGTCGCCTCGACCCCAGCATCCCTCATTCTATTTTGCAGCGTGTAAAGAAGTGAGCCTTGTCCGGCAACAGAATACATCCACTGGCCCTGCGGAACCATGAGGGCAAAATAGGCTTTGTCCAAAACAGTATCGCTGGCAACGGGTGAACCATTCAAAACAACGTAGTCCTTTTTTAAAGGATTCATCAATAAATTCTGTGCCATCTTGCCTCCATCGTATCAGCCAAAAATCACTTACGCCATCAACTAACAGTGCCGCCAGACAATGGGCCACCACCGCTTGGGCAAGTCCCATTTGCTACCGCGTTTGCCTGAATGTAATCCACAATAGCCTTCCCCAGTGCGTTACAAAAATTGGTGAGTTCGGTATCGTTTGCTGGTGCTCCAGACAAAGCAATAATTGCTGCCTTGATTGCTGCGCCCATTCCTGTTTCTGTCATTGCCATAAATCACTCCGTAAATACGACCGACGAGTTCATTGTGTTGTCCTCTATCGGGCTTGCTTTTATTGATTCAAAATCAGCAGCATTGATTGGTGTTCCGGTTGGATAGCCAATATTGCCAACATGAGTGTGAGCCAAAATCGCGATTAATAAATTATCAAGAGCAGTTTTTAAAACATCACCAAGTGGAACTGGATGAGCGGCCGTCGAAATTCCTAAGTGAACCGATCCATCTTTCAAATAAACCTGCTGACCAAACTCATTGTAAATCATCACCTCACCGTCAGAAACGGCAGGTCGATTAGCGTCGAAATGTCCCACCACATTCACATGAGTTGGATTGTTTCCAATTGGAACTGACAAGGCATCTGTCCCTACAGGAGCCCTTGAGGAAAATCCAAACGGCTGAATATTCCTTGCGTTTGGAAATTGGGAATCGCTAGATGTTCTTTGAAAAGTGGTTCGCATCTGATCAGCGTTAGAAATAATTTGTGCCATCGCAATTGGAGCAAACTCTTCTCGGATCACTTGCCTGATGAATCTAATCATTTCCGATTCGCTCATCATATTGCTTTTGCTCCACTGACAATCGTATTTAATTTGCAAAGGTGAAGGCGAGTGAGCATTCCTTGATCCTTTGTCAATTCATAGCTCACGCTATGAGTATACATGGTCTCTGAAACGTCTTCGTCCTCCACTTGGACATTGTAGGTCTGGTCAATATCATAAATCTCACCAAAGCTATTGATGTGACCCTTTACGACCGCTTCCACCTCAAGGATTTTCATGTTCTCTCTGGCAAGGAGCCTTCTTGAGTGTTCATATCCAATGTTGTTGTAGTTTCCACTCTGGTTTCCGACTTGATTGATGGTGTTCACCGAATCACCAGCTCCACCATAATCAAAGAATTGATACACAGATCTTCCAACTCCAATTTTAGAAACAGCCACCATATCATCATCACTATTTGTCATAGTGATGGTCCCTGGATCTGTTTTCCCAAGAGACTGAAGTTGTGTTGCAATCTTTCTGATCGCCTGATTTAAATTCCGCCTCACTCTGCACTCTAAAATATTATTGGAAGGATTGTTTGAAGCAAGCAGTATCAAATCACCAGAAGTGGCCTGAGCAAAGTCTGGTTTCCCGACAATCACCTGACCATTTTCATCTGACCAAATTAAAAGGTTTGCAAACTCAAGCATTCTCTGAAGAGCATTGATCTTTGTCTCTCCGACATTAGATGAAAACAAAAATTGACCATTGGGAGCGTTTGAAAGAGTGAATCCTTGAGGACACCTTGTCCCATTCAAAACGCTTCCAATGATATTTGTTAGGCTCGCTTTTTCAAAGAAAATCACCTTGTTGTTAGCATCGACAGAAGCATTATCAGCAAGCTGCCCAAGGATGTCTCTGCCAGTCACCACGTATTCAACTGAATCTTTTCCGATATGGGAATCAGTCTCGTCAATGATTCCAATTGCAATTGGTAGCCTGTCGCCGTCTTTATTGTAAGCAAAAATTTGAACCATATCACCAGACCTGATGGCAAGCCTTGTTGCTCGATTCACTCCAGGAGCTGTGAAACGAAAAGCTGAAACTGGTGAAGTGATATTTCTTTCAAATTGATAGCTTGTGAACGTGACAATTTTCTCAACCGCTTGGGTTGGATCTGAGGCGCTGATAAATTCAAGCTCAAGTGGTGTTATCAACTCGCTGGTACAAGCACCGTAGTGCCAGCCTCCACTCTGTTAACAGAAGGCAAAAATGGATTGAGCGCTTCAATATCATTCTGTCTTTCTGGAGCTAAATTATTTGCAAAAGCAATTTGTCTAAGGCTCATTGGAATTGTTGGAGTGTAAGAGATCACTTGAGTTTGAGCTTGAGACACACAAGCCTCTGTCAAATCCTGCACCATGACTGCCATCTGACGATAATTGAAAATTGTATCGAATGAATAAACTCCAAGATTTGATTCAGCATCAGAGATAGCAGCAGAGATTGATGACCTGATAGAGTTGGCAGAAAAAATGGCCTGCTGAGTGGTCACTTGGCTTGCGTTCACAAAGGTTGACACCTGAGCTTGTAAAAGAGCTGAAGCCACCGGATCGTAACCAACCTGCATGACTGGTGGAAGTTTGCTTGTGGTAGTGGTCCCAGCGTTTGAAACAGTTCCGGAGTTTAGATTTAAAACAGTCACTCCAGCTTGTGCTGCTTGAGCATTTGCCTTATTTGTAACCGCACTATGAGAAAAGGTGGCCGCATACTGAGCTTGAAGACCAGCGATTGCATCCGTGATTGATTTAAGTTTTAACGCCATTGAATTTTGAATCGCTTTTGGAAGCAATAAAATTGCAGTCGCATCCGAGATGGCACTATTGATTGCTGACTGGTATTGAGAAAGTTTTGAAAGACCATTTCTGATTGCTTGGTCAACACTTGTTGGCTTTGATGTATTTTGTTTGTCACCATTTAAATTTTGCAATTGAACAGAGTTGTCTTCAATGAAAGTCGCCTTAATTGTGATTGCATTTGATTCGTCATAACGATGAATGAAATCCCAGTCTCTAAATTTAACAGGGAACACACCACGAACAGGATGAATGATTTGTGCATCGCCACTGTACTTGGCGACGTTGTCCATAAAATTATCAAATCGTTCTTTGTATTGCAGTCCCCAGAATTTAATATTTACTGTGAACGTCTCACCTTTTCGCCCAAGGTCTGCCACTTCTTGTCCATCTCGGTACGGGTATTCATAAACAGCAAGCCTTCTCCCGCCAGTGTCGTTGATCTGGTCAACGGCCGTATTGCTTTGAATATTTTCCGGAATTTGACCAGCAGAGGCTGGAGCGCCCTTTTTTTCAAAAAAGAATACGACTGATCTTTGGACGTTGCCATTGGTGAGCTGCTGGAAAATACCTCGCTGTAAATTCCAAAGCCCTTGCGATGGAGCGCCGTAAGGATTTGAGACGTTTGAAATTGAATTAATTAAGTCCGTCAGTCCCACTATCTAGTCCCCTTTACAGTTGAAGGATTTGTTAGCTGAACAGGCCGCTTCATGTAAGATTTCAGCATTCCAGTCTCAACCGCCTTAGCGAATTGCTCTGGAGTGAGGCTTGTGCCGTTTCTTTCATTAAAGCTTTGAGACATTTTTGCGTTTTGATTGGCTTGGGCCTCAGACATAGCTTTTTGCTGATCAGGGCCGAAAATATCAAAAGCCTTATCGCCAGCAGCATCAAGGACCTTTCTGGACGGCTCCCAGTTGTTAAGAGCCTCACCAATAGCCACACCGATTCCTGCGGCTCCTGCGACCGCCCCAGCCTTGCCAAGAGCACCAAGGGCACCGCCAGCAGCACCGCTGCCTCCACCAATTTCTGAAGCGTTTACCACGTAAACTGGTGTGGCTCCTGCGGCTTTTGCCATCGCCCCACCTACGGCACCCTTCATCATACCGCCGCCAGGGACATTTTTCATGATCTGACCAAGGCCACCACTCGTCATAAGAGCAGCAAGGCTCGCAAGCCCAAGGCCACCTGCCAGTGCTCCTTTATTGTCCATCATGGCACCGCCAGCCTGACTTAAAGATCCAAGTCCGCCTTTGAAATTGCCCTTCATGAATTCATTGACAGCTTTTGACAGATCGTCCCCGACAATCATCACAGTGCCTTTTAATTTCTCTTTAAAGGTATCAAACTTGGTTGAAAAGTTGTCTGCTGCCACACCGAACTGATCGGCAGTTTCGTTGGCTCCTTGAGCAACAGCACTAAAATCACCCATGTTGTTTTTAAATGATTCCACCATTCGAGTGAGGTCAGCTCCACTCGCGCCAGACAATCCAGTCGCCTCACCCATGACAGATTCTGACATCTGACCAAAACGTCCAGTATTGATTTGTCCAAGTTGTGAAGGATCAAGCTTGCCGTTCTTAAAAAGACTTACACCAAGGATGCCATTTAATTGCTCTTGTCCGGCTTTGGTGGAGCCCTTTTCCATGATCTGTTTCATGACATTCAAAGAGCCTTCGCCGCCCTTGCTGGCAACGCTCGTAAGCCCTGAAAGGTCTCTTGTGCTCATGCCAGATTTTTTAGCAAAAGATGCCATCTCTTTCACAGCGTCCGCCATCTCACCTGCGGAGCCAAGAGCGCCCTTCACTCGACCACCTTCAAGAGCATCGAGAGTTTCCTTGAAGGATTTGGCCGTCACTTTCTGTCCTTGTCTTTGTAAGATTTCGACAACCGAATCAGCCAAGCCCTCAACATTTTCTTTTTCGTTAACGGCTTTGGATTGACCAAGCATTTCTGCAATATCAGCCAACTGACCAGCGTCTTTGACATTCCCTTTGGCCGCTACTCGCTCCATTCCTGGCATGATGTTCTTCATCTCTTGCCCAGTGCCAGCGACCTTCATGATGGACATTTTTTTGAACTCATTCATTTTATCAACAGAGAGACCAAGACGGGTGTTGAGCCTATCAAAAGCCTTCTCCATGTCAAAAATTTGCTCCACACCTTGCTTCATGTCCTTGGCAATGTTCATGCCTTCCATGAGGGCGTTAAGGCCCAAGAAGTTTTTCATGTCTTCTTTAAGGCGATTGCCAAGGTTTCGGAACACACTTGAAATTTTATCGGAAGTTTCCTGAGATTGAGTCTCAAGCTTTTTGAAATTTTTAACAGCTTCTTTACCGAGGGACTCTTCAATCTTTGATGCCATCTCTTTTGATTGAGAGGCAATTTCATTCAGAGCTGCGATGACTTTCTTTGGGTCTAAGTCTAATTCTAATTTTGTTTCAGACATTCCTTAGTCCCCTCTGTTCGCCAACTCCTCTTTAGCTTTCGCGTAGTCCTCGGCTTCAAGTTCGTTAACTGCTTTGTTCATCACTGCCCACCAAAGGAGCTGTCCATCTGTGATGTTTGGAAGTCCACTCTTTGGATCAAATCCTGAAACGCTAGAAATATTGCCCTGAGTTGCCTTAAAGACAATTCTCTCGAGCCCACCGCGTTTTTTTTTACGGCGTGAACCAAAGCTTGGAACTCATCAACGCTAATTCTCTCCAGTGAAGGATTCGCGTCGTCCATAATTTTAACGTACTCTTCATAAAGCCACTTCAACTCATCACTGGTCATTAAGTTCAACATCGGAAGCGGTAGCTCTTTGCTTGCTAAACAGAGAGTTGACATCTGAATGAAGTTATTTTTTTCAGTCTCATCACCGCCGTACTTCATTGCTTCGGCGATTGCCTTTCTGCGAATTTCCATCTCTTCATGTCTTGTTAAAACTCTGAAGTGAATTGAAGATCCACGGAAGGAAACCGACCCAGCGTACTTTGCGCCTTCACGAAATTTCGCTAGGCGCTCCTCAACAGTTTCAATTCTTTTATGTTCTTGGTTCATCGTCATGTGGCACTCCTAACGATTAGCCTTGTAACAAAGAAAGCGAAGTTGAGAACAGAGCCGAATTTCCAACTTGGTCAATGATGTCAGTGGCAAGCATATTGAAAGCCTTTTTGCCTTCAGAGCCAACACCACCAGCAGATTGATCCGCGTCTACGAAGTCAAGGCCCGTGCAAGTGTAACGGTCACCACCATGAGAGAAAGTGAGAGCTACGTCTTGAGAATTGTAATCAATCGACTCAAGCTTTGGTGTTCCCAAGGTCGCTTGAACTGCTACCGCGAAACTCAGATTGATGTCCAAGTTTCCTTTCACAGTCCCTTTGTGACGGCGATTGGTTGTCATGGTTGGAACATACTTAGTTCCGTATGACATTTTCAAAGTGATATTCTCAACGTCTAGGACTTCCACGCCGTTGATTGTCACTCTGCCACGATCAATAAATAAAACGCCCATTGAAAACCTCCGTTAAATTAAAGTGTAAACACCGAAGCCGAAACCACTCCCTGAATATTCCCTGCGATAACCATGAGGCCAGGAATTACATTCACTGGAATGTAGAAATCAAAACGCCCTGTGCTGTTCACTTGAACAACGAACTGAGAAGCATTTTCTTTCACGTTTTGGAAAGCACCTTGAGCTTGGAAAAGAAGAGCTTCGCGAAGAACCTCATCTTTAAAAGCCGCTGCAACATCAGCAGATGCCATTGTTCCACCAGGATTGTTGTTGAATGGTGGATTTTGAGAAATCTGATAAACCACTTCGCGGAAATCATAAAGAGTTACGATTTGCTGCCAATCAAAATAGCTGTTCACTGTAATGTTGGCTGGAGTGGTTGTGTAGGTTGTGCGAGTTCTGATGAATACAACATTGCCGCCAGGAGCAACAGTCAAAGGCGAAAGGCCAGCTTGAAGAGCCGCTTCCGATGCGCCAGCTGGGTCCCAATCAATAATGTCTGAATGTTTTTGTGGAGGCAAAATCCCACCGAGCACAACATTTGCGCGAGGAGTATAAGGAAAAGTTGAAGCCAATTTTCCAGCCGCCGCTGCCGCTGCAATTAGCTCTGGAGCTTGAGAGACCATGTTTTGGAAACCAATTGCTTCAGACGGCTCAGTGGCCGCGGCCAAAAGAGCTTGTCCATTTACATCAACCATTGTCACAGTCGAAGAAGTCACTTGACCAACTAAAGCACCAGCAGGAACACCAGTTCCAGAAATTGCAGCACCTGGATAGATGCCAGCAGTTGAAGCAAGGCCGCTAATCACATTCGTTCCGATAGTCAAAGCACCATTTTGAGTCACAAGTGCTGTGTTTGTGTCCGGAAGAGATTCGCACATCACATACTGAGAATTGATATCGTAAGCAAGTTGAGTAGTGAGAGCATCAATGCTTGCCACCTGAACAAAAGATCCAAACTGACCTTTTAAATCACGATCTGGACCAGAAATTGTGATCGCTAGATTTTTCAATTTCAAAAGATTGGCTGCATCGCTTGCTGGATAGCAGGAAACTAAAATGTCGCTTCGTAAATTCTTCACAGCAACTAAGGCTGGATCACCAGCACCACCAAAGCTTGTGTCAGAAAATGCCAAGAAGCAAATTCTGAAGGCTGGATAGTTTGCGTTTCCAGAGAGCACGTTTGAATTTACAAAAGCCACCGCCATTGCCGAGGCCTGAGAACCAACACCCGCAATTGCATCAATCTCAGTTTTCACCGCTACTGGGTCACCGACGTTGATCACGCTGTAGACTTGTCCAGGAATACCACTTCCAGGAACAGCTGCCATGTGAGCAAACAAGGTTGCAAATTTTCGACCAACCGCAAGTGCCTGACTGCCGTAAGTGATTTGCAAAGGTACGCTCGGTGTAAGTCTTGCTCCGATTGTGTCTAAAACTTGTGCCATTTAAAAACCTCCATTAAGAATTTGAAACCGCTATATCATCCACAACAACGATCTCGGTGTTTCCATCAAGATCTTTTCCGTCATACTCTCCACCAATATTGGTGAGTGGCTTAAGAGTCGTCGCAAACGGATTGCCTTTTGTTCGCCCCATGAACTCAAGCGCCCTGTACCATGATCTTAAGTCGATTCTGTACTGAACATCAAGAATTGTAACAGGAACGAGCTCGTCTTCAACAATTCCCTCGACATTGGGCGACCAAGTGAGAGTTTTTCCGTATTCATTGAGCCCATAAACCTTCATCGGCCTATGAATGTAGTAAAGCTCATCAAGCATTTGTCCAACGTAATCGCTCGAAAAGAAGTTTTGAATGACTCCTTTGAATGCGGCCGGCACCCTTGCCAGGTCTTCGCGTCTCATGTTCGGAGGCCAAAAGACCTGGATTTGTACCGAGCCGCGTAAAAAAGCTTGGTCCGAATCCTTATTTTCAGAGGCCGCCTCAAACACATTGATCGCTGGGAGCTGCCTGATGGACCAATCCATTCTCTGATAGTCGGCCCATCGCTGTTGGTTGGAAGTCTTATTTCCATTTGGATCCGAAATATAGGGACCAAAGAGAGTCACAAAAGCAGGAATCGATGAAAGCTGCAGAAGAGTTTTTGGCACGATGTCTTCGCCAGGACTTGATAAAAAGAGCCCATCGATCGTTTCTTTTTTGATTTGCTGTCCGTTTATTGCTTTAGGATTCATCGGCCACCTGTCAGATATTTAGTCAATACGTCCAGAGCCTTTTTTGCAATGAAAGTATTGAGAGCCGTTTGCCAAACCTGGCGAATAACTAAAAACTCTCGCTTTGGAATACCATGAGCCGGATCGCCGTACTGGTGGGCGGCCGCATAGACAAGGTTCGTTCCCCAAATTAAATTGGTCCCTTCGACCTTGTAAATATTGGAGCCGGAGTTCGTTTTATTCGTTCCGGTGAATCCTGGAACTGTTGCTGTCTTTTTAAGCAGTCTAGTCTTCTGAAGGATTTTCCGGTTTGGTTGGAGTTGCTGTTTTCCTTTTTTTTTCAGGTTGGCAGAGGTCCTAGCGTTTCTTTCGTGTGCTACGAGCTGGGTGTTTACCAGCCTGTTCACTGTCGCCTTCTCGGAGCGGTTCATTGATGAGAATTTTTTGCCGCGGCTGAATCTTTTTTTTAATTTGTTGATGACTGATTTTTTGACTGAAGCCCGAAGTGTAGCGACCTTTAAAGGAGCCCATCCTGGACCCTCCTTTTCGAAATTATCAGCAATCGCTTGAGAAATAATTGCAGCGACACCTTTCAATGACGGAATTTTATTTAGCTCTGCTTTTAAAGCTGGGTCGTTGAATCTTTTAATTAGCTTTTGAAGACCATCCAACCGAACTGAAAGCATCAGCCACCCGCTCCGTTTGGAAGTCGTCTGGAGACATAGGACTTGGATGGATCATTCATCTGTTCCGCAGCATAAGTAGCAGAGTCGCGGTGACTTGCGTCTGTGTTGATGAGCATTCCCTTGTATCCATCGTCTGCCATTTTATTGGTCGGAGCCAATAGCAAATCATCAAGCGGAGGCGAAAAGCGAAACCTGTCACGCTTGGCGTTTTCACCTTCTTTGTCTCTTCCAAGGAGCCTGTCGATTTCAAGATTGTATCTGTCTTCAATTTGCTTCGTGTAACCTTCAGCATTGATGTGAGAGCCTCGACCAAAATCAGTTGAAAGAATCAAAAACTCCGCTCGAAGATCCACCACCTTACGAATTGCTCGCTGTGAATGATCTGGCAGATTGGCGTAACCGCCTTTTGAAGCAGACTGGAATGGAATCGCATAACGAGAGCGGAGGTCAAGTTCGACATCCGTCTCTGCGTCTCTGATTAGTTGAGTGAGGAGTATGTTTGGAAGTTCGCCGTCAGCAACTTGATCGCTGCTGGCTTGAAATTGCACCTTGTTGACAAGTTTGACTTTGATCGAATCATAAGTGGTGTACATCAACTTGTCTGACATGGGGCAAATTCCTTACTCCGGAGATTGCGCCAACTGTTGACGTTGCTCCAGTCGTGTTTTGCGGGTCTCCGAATTCTTTTTGGTTTCCAAAGCACCAGCTTCTTGTAAAAACTTTTTGTACTCTGGATCTTCAGGAGTTTTCACGACATTCTTGATTCCCAATTGATCCATGTCTGCTACAGTCAAATTCTCAAGTGGCACAACCACTTTTCCTTCCATCGCCTCCATAGCAGCATCGACGATGATTCCCTTAACAAACAACTCGTCCCTGTCAGCGTATCGGACAGGAGTGCAAATTTGTTTAGCTAAAGTTTCCTCAAGCTCGACAATTTGTCCTGGCGTATAGGCCGCAGTCGGAGTTGTAACGTGTTTCAAAAACTTTACTTTTAATTTTGACATGGGTGGCATCCTTTCGTCAAAAAATGGGAGCCCCGTGAGGAGCCCCGTTGTTTAAATTAAACTGAAGCAGTCAAAACGTCCATATAACGCTTCAACCGAGGAGCACCATAAAAACCACCGATCAGATCGATGTATGGGTTGCCCTTGTTGTCTTCGATGTGCTCATCAACCATGACAAACTTGCCTGGAGCTGGATTGTCCACTGAACCATTTGAAAGGCTCAGAGTCATAACCATGTCACCAATCTTATTGTTGTCTGGCAATTTCACTTCGAAGAAAATCTTTCCATCAGGAATCATGTAAACGGCATCGCTCACAGTGATTTGACCAGTGGTCGCATTCACTGAATCGTTCTGATACCATCCGCCATAGATTTCAATTTCTGGCATACCTGGAACGAGAAATCCCATCACCGCATTCACATCGTGCATCTTGTAAGTTTCAGCAGCGAAGCGATATTGGATCAAAGACTGAACACCAGCGTTGTCCAAAATGACTCGAGCTGTGTTTGGATTCATGATGACTTTTGTAACCTTGTATTTTCTGAATGGAGCGTAACCGCCCAAGATCCAGAAACGCAAATCTTGAACCGGAGTCGATCCAGGATTGGTCACATAGTTTCCACCGACAACTTGTCCCCAAGGAGTGGTTGGCGAAACTTGGTTTTGAGAAGGAACACCGAAATTGATGGTCTTGCCATCATACGAATAAGAGCCTCCGAAGATCGCTTGCCATCGCAAGAACTCAATTCGAGTTTCGATTCGGTTATTTAAAACCAAAGCGTTCTCGTTTAAGTGCTGACGAATGCCACGCTTGCTCATGTCATTCAATCCCAACTCACGCAATCGAAGAATGTCACCCTCATTGAAGCGGATGAACTCTTTGTACGCGCCAGGCGCGAACTGTTGAGTGCGGAATTGTCTGCGGTTTGAACTTTTTGGATCAGCACCAACGGTGTGTTCCTGAACCATACCGCCGCGAGCTTCAAGCACATCAACGAAAACCGTTGTTGATGGGATTTCCACTGTTGGAAGATATTTTACACCCAAGAATTCCGTAGGATCGACTTCGATCTCGCGGATGACTTCTTGGAGGACCCGTGTGTGCTCTGCTGCGAAAACTGATGACATTTAAAACCTCCGTTAAAAATTAGAAACTAAAAATTTGAACGCCTTGCTCTGTGAAAGATCGGCCACCCAAAGCGCTGATTGCGCCAGAGTCCAAACCAACCAACATTGCTTGAAGCAATTCGCCTCCACTAATCCAAACAATTTCTGAGCCGTTGCCAGAAGCATCTGGAGCTGCGTACTCAGACAAAACACCAACAGCCACTTGAGAGCCATCAGTTGCGGTAGACAAATACGGCTTGTAAAAACCAGCATCACCACCGCTTGAAGCAAAACCCAAAACTGTTCCAGCGTGAACAATCTGACTGTCTTGAGAAGGCCCAAGTCGGCCGCCGTTGAACTTTACTAGATCAGGGCGCTTGGCAATGATCTGTTTAAAGTTTGAACGACTGTCCTGTGGAATAAACAGTGAATCTTTGTATTCGGGTTGATTTGCCATTTGCTTTCTCCTTTAAAAATTAGTTTATGCTTTAACACCTGGTTGTTGCTCTTGAGGAGCTGGCGGAGCGGATTCAAGTGCTTCACCTTCTTCACTCTCAGAACTCATCAATTCATCAACCATTCCCGCCATGCGAGCGAGATTTGTTTTCACTTCATCAAGCTCACCTTCAAGATGTTCCATTGCGAGCTTGTAGTCCTCAGACTTCACTTCATCGACACCACTCATGTGCTTTTTAGCTGCCATGTGATGTTCCATGCAATGCTTCATCAACTCTTCATGGGCTTTTTTTGCTTCTTCAATATTCCCAGCTGCCAAATGCCCATGAACCGCAGCAAGGTGTTGTTTCAGTTTTTCGATATGCTCTGGAGCTGCACCTGCACGATGTTGCTCTGAAGCTTCATCAGCAAGTTTTTTAGCGCGATGTTCTTCACTTGCTTCATCCGCCAACTTCTTGCCCATCTCATGGCCCTTGCCATGATCCTGGTCGGCTTCATCGTCAGCAGACTTTAGCTTGGCTCCCATTTTTTTCAGTTCGCCGCGAACCTCAGCCTTAAGGCGAGTCATCTGTTTGCGCTCGAGCTCTTTTCCAATCCCAGCAAAGTCTACAGTAGCAGAAGGATCAGAAGAGCCGCGTTGACCAGCGATGATCTTTGGCTCCAAAGCCTCATAAGTAGACATCAGTGTGTCGATTGCCTCAGTTGGAAGAGCAGAGAGTTTTTTCAGATCAATTTTTTTCACTTCAGCAGGAGTCAATTTTCCAGACTTCATCAATCGAGTGAGTCGGCCAGAAATTTCACCTTGAACTTTTGCCAGACGAACACCTTCACCGGAAGCAACAAGCTTTGTGCTGAGCTTGGTGAGAGATTCTTTCATGTCAGTGAGTTTTGTGAGTCGTGCCTTTGACGCTGCCAAAGATTTTTTAGACATTTCGCTTGCTCCTTTAGAGGTTTGTTTCCCTTTACTAAGTAACATTGCGCCAGGGGCAGCTGGTTCAACCACAGCAGAGGTTTCACCCAGAGTATCAGCATTTTCATCAATGCCAACACTTAAATGATACACCCGACCATCTTTCACCTTAGACACATTGTCTTTTCCAAGGAAAGTGAGGTCTGTCACCGCACAAGCTACATTCTTTCCGACCTTGGGCACATCACGAATTTCAAATCGCAACTTGCTGGTCAATCGGCCAAGAACATTATGAGACGAGTTTGGGTCGTGACTGTCAAGCAAAGGTGGAAACGCGCCGTCCGGCATCTTGTCCCACCCACCATATTCACCTGCTAATTTTTCAAGCAATGCGTTTTGGTTCTCGACAATTCTTTTAATTCGCTCTGCGTCGAAGGGCTTTGTTTCCCCATCCATTGATTGATAAGTGACACCTTCGCCTTCGGGTCCTGAGTGAACAAGGATTGCTGGCCTGACGAGCTTTTCATCTGAATCTTTGCCTTCAGCCAATCGGCTTTCAACAAGTCCAGTTGATTCTTTCATTCTCTTAAAGCTCATCGGTCTATTGTTTCCTTCCGGCGACCCAACCTGGAGGCAAAGGAGTCACTCTTCGCTTTGATGGGTCTCTTGATGGGTCTTCCAACATCTTACGATTTCCAGGAATGTTTGCAAGTGGAATCAATTCGCTCCTGCAATTGTAGTGACAAGCTGGGGTGTTCTCTTTCAACTCTTTGGTGCCAGGACGATAGACCAATCCATGTCTCGTCCGGCAAATCCCAGTGGTCGAACTGTCCCTGTTTGCTTGAAACAAAAAGCCGATGATGTCTTCATCATCACTGAAAAAGCTCACCTGCACTTTGTTGAAGTAGTTGGTGGTCTCTGTTCGAAAAAGGGTTTCAACTCGGCTTTTTGTCACTTTCCAAGCCTTTCGGAGTTCATCTTTGACTTCTTTAGGGGACTTTTCGCCAGTTTGTAATTGCGGCCCAATTTTAGCAAACTTCCGATCAAGCTTTTTAAAATAGGCAGACCGAAGCCGATCGACTATCTTTCGCGATCTCTTTTGGATAGTCCCCCATGTCCGCTTGTCCGAAAAAAACCTGACCAAAGGTGGTAGCTTGTTCGGTATTCCAAGCGGAAGTTTCGCTAAACTTTTCTTGTCGCTCTGCATCTTTGGCTTTTGAACTTCTTTGGCTATTTGGCTGGTGTGATAGGCTTGCTCGACAATTTTTCGATAATATCTCTCCATCACAGCGTACATGAGATCTGGATTTGGTTTTGAATAGGAGCCCTTTTCAATAAGCTCATCGATGGCCTTTTCGAGAAGTCCTTGCATGGCGACTTCCATTTGTCTGAAGGCTCTTAAGGTGAGTTGATCCTGTACGGCCCAACTATGTCTTTGAAATCTTTGCTTCCAATTCATCATTCAACCTTAATGGTGATCCGTCTGAGACTCAAACTCAGTGCTGCGAGTGCCACCCCCAACAACCCCACATCATGTGGCCGGATCAAGAAATTTTTTGTCTTTAAAAGTTTCAATGTTCTTGAGACAAATTTTGATTCCGTCAGCAACGCCAGCGTAATACTTGTAAGCCTCTTGATCGCCACTAATATTTTTTTGAGCTGCCATCCGAACATACTCGTTCGCGGCATGAGTAAAGAAGTGCATCAGCATTAAATACTCATCGACCTTATCAAGCGGGTGAAGGCTTGAGTCGCTCTGGTAAATTTTCTGATTAGACATCCTCAACACCTTGGATTGGCTTTTCTGGTTCCATGATGTCCTCAAATCCTGGAAGTGAATCCACTCCCAATGGTGGACGAGGCTGAGCGGGTTTCAAATTCATTTTCTGTCTCACTCCGTCCATGTCCACTTTTAGATCCGGTCCCATGTAACCAGAAGTCGTAAGACTTGAATAAATATTGGCGAGCTTTTCCATGACTTCCGGATCAAACTCCTCAACGATGAAGTCTCCAAGGCCTTCTTTGCGCCATTCCTTTTCGGGAAAATTGTAAGCAATAATTTTACGAATGAACTGGTCAAGGATGCCCTGTTTGTAAGACTTCAGCTTGCCATCGATACACTGACGAAAGATTTTGTGGTGTTCTTGACCAAGAGCGAATGATCCGCCGCCGTCCCCGCCCATAATGAGTGGAGGTATAAGCATACCGCGCATGATTGCTTTATTGAAATAATCAACCCCGTCCTTGAAAACATTCATGTCTCCTTGGGTCTGGATCGCTTCAATGGCGTACTCCTCATCTTTGCGTCCAGGCAGAACCACAAACGAAGAGTTGTGAAGCTTTTTGAAAGTCTCTGCCATCGCCAAGTCAGCTCTCATCATTTTCTGACCTGGATTGAGTGGATCATCACTCATATTATTTTGCAGAACAGTATCATTCGGAGCGGCCCAACCAACTAAGAGCGGTGTGCCTTTTCTGTCGGCAGCGATAACCCACATTTTAAGGAAGGCATCTTTCGCGACCCAGTTTTTGTAAATAGCCCTGAAGACCGAGCGGCCGTAGGGACTATCGAACCTTCCAGTGGATGATCCCCGCAAGTGGATAACGTGGTCTTTGGGTATTTTGACCGTAAGGTACGTAAGATCAGCACTGATACGAATTGGATAAGGATAATCACCAATAGAGGCATATAGGTCTGGACGAAAGCCATCCAATTCTCCATTTCTGATTCCATAAACGTAGGAGTTCATGAAGGTCTGATGAAATCTTTGATACTGAAAAATTCCGTCAGGCAAAACTTCACCGTGGCGATTTACCGCAAACACCATAGTGAGTGGAGCATAGGTGACTAATTTCTTTGGCAAGAAGGCGGGAGCCCCATCGAAGTCCTCATCGAACTTCCAGACCTGCTCAGTGACAGAAAATCCTGACCACTCAGCTGAAAACATCTCATCTAAATTCTCATGCCAAGAGCCTTCCATTTGATCTAAGGCTTTTCGGACGAATCTTTGGATCTTTGGAATTGGATGGACGTAATCACCAAACCTAGCAATCATCGCAAGGTTCATGAAGTTCACACCAGCATTTAAAGTCTCATCGGTATCAAGCATTCGCTTGAATGTCTCAACTGAAACTGTCGAAGGATTGGCAATGAATCTTGAAAGTGATCCATAGAGCTGCGGGACCGCTGTTCCCATTTGAACTTGCTCTTGCTCTAAATGAGTGAGCTCATCGTAACGATTCTTCAGCTCTGTTTTTATGTTAGGGGCGACATCATCAATCCAGTCCAGCAAAGAACTAGATTGGGTCGTTGGCAATTCTGACATTTTTAAACTCCTGCAAATCTCTCCGCGATGACGTTGATAGATTGGGTGGCAATAAAGATTGAATCCTGTCCGCTAATTGTAATGACAATTTGAAGATCACCAATCCCAAGAGCAAGTAAAGCAGATTGAGCCTTGGTGTAAAAGAACCGGAGCTGTCCAAGTTGTGCTTTCACAATAGCAACTTGAGCGTTTGTCATTTTTAATGTCAAGACTGATGCGTCGGCGTTCAGCATCGAGACTTTTATTTCAGTGGCTCCTGTTAAATCAAAATAAGGATTCGGCGAACCGCAATTTGGTTTTGCTTTCAGCGTGACGTTCACATATCCGTCTGAATTGGCGTTTATGTTTTTCACTTCTGCCGAACAATCAATTGGGTCAAGTCCCATAGTGCCTCCAAAATAATTAGCTCAATTCAATTATGATTCCCTGTTCTGAAAATACCGCCATGATGTCAGACTTGTATGTGATTAAATTTGCCAGAACATTTAGCAATGAATAATCAACCACAAATGATCTTGAGCTTGCCGAGTAGTCAGTATTGGGAGTTGTAAGAGTGTTGTCTGTGAAAACTTTTAATTCAATAATGTAAGGTGAACCATCTGGTGGTGTCCAAACCGCTCCGTAGGAATTTGTGCCTGGCAGATTTAAGGCGGCCACCGTACTTCCAACCTGTGACCAAGCACCGGATGCGAACTTGTAAACTAGCATCCCGACATTGAGTGATGGGGAATCGTAAGTGACTTCCACTGGAACTGGATTTAATGATTGAAGAATTGTCGTCCCCATTTATGCTCCTTAGCTCTTTGCCTTGTACAAATCCCAGTTGATTGCAACCTGCGGAGCCAAAGTCCCAGTTGAATTGTAAACAACTCTCAAACAAAGCCCTGTGATAATTTTGGCGACATTCGGAAGGTCTTTATCAAATTTAGTTTGCTTGTCATCACAAACACCAAAGTTTGAAACGAATTGCTGGATCACAAGACCTGCTCCAAATCCCAAGATGTTGTTTTTATCAACCACCTGAAGATTGAATGTGTCTCCGAAATTGGCATTCTTCACATTCAACTGACCACCTGCCAGGAAACAATCATCAGCCAAAAGATAGTCAATATTTTGTGATGCTTGTCCAGCCACGAGAGTTGCTTGAACTCCTTGGCCGTTGAAGTTCACATTGTCGCGGGTCATGTCTGATAATTTCTCAAGAGTGAGTGTGCTGTTTTGCATTTTCTCTCCTTAAGGCCCTGTACAATTCAGTGATGAATAAGTGTACGTGACACCAGTTCCAGCCGCTGAAGTGAAAGCCCTTGTATATTTCGCATTCATGTTTGGAATCAATATCACAGAAGTACCAACTCCAGATGGAGTCACTGTGTAAGTGCTTGTTGCCCAGTTGGAGTTGTCTTCAGAGAATTGGACAGCAATCGTTGGATTGGTTGTCGCAGCTGATTGTGAATAATAGAAAGCACCAGTGCTGCATCCTTCAGTGTACCAAGTTGATCCAGCAGACGAAGCTGTTGTTGGGACCATGGTTCGATCAAAAAGGTTGTAATGCTGTCCAGCTGCTACTTGAGAGCCCACCCGCCAAAGAGCCATCGTGAATGATGGTGTGGTTCCACCAATCACACAAGAATATTCAAACCTGTTTCCAGAGTTTCGCAATAGCGGAGAAATCAGAGGAGTTGCAAGCACTCCAGTGACACGCTCAAAAGTGTAAACTGTTCTGGTGTAGTTCGCTGCCGAGTCGAGCGTTTCAATAATTGAGCAGTCCATCGTTTGTCCGGTTCCAGACGATGCAGTCACAGCCAATTCAAATGCTTGAGAAATTGCTCCAGCAGCAGGAGTGATTGCCAAAGTAAAGGTCGCGGTCTTTGCTACTGATGCCAAATCATTCACAGCGGCGTTCGTTGCTAAATTGTCAGATGCCACGTTTGTGACTGATGATACAGTCGAAACGGTGGTGACAGTTCCAGATGAAATGGTCGCTGTTGTTGATAAGTTTCCTGCGGTATTCTGGGCCACCTGAAAAACTGCTGGTGTCCAAGTGGTCTGAGAAAATCTTGAGAATGCTTGGATAGATCCACCAGTGATGGTTGTCACGATCCTAAGTCTCATGTAGTTGAAAGAAATTGGAAAAGTGTAAATCGATTGAGAGGCTGATGCTGTGATTGCTGTGGTGATCGGAGTACCAGTCAAAATCAATTGTGAATAAACTGGAATCGATTGGAAGTTCACGTTGTCGTTGGAGCCCTCAAATAGAAACGTGCCTGCGGTACCGGTCGAAGTGACCTGAACAGATCCAGAATGAAATCCACCAACAAAAGTTGATGCTGTTCCTGAAGGATTGGTCAAAATATTATTTACAATTGCTGTTTGAGCAGACGCTCCTGTCACTGTCAAATCTGGAGTGTTTACGTTTGCAATAACTGTTTGCTGAGAAAGAGATCCATCAATCGCTACAGAAATAGTTCCAGAAGTAAACGCTGAAGCCCTCGCTCTGATGTTGGTGAATCCACCACCAGTGATTGAATAAGTGCCGTTTGTGGTGATGGTTGCAGTTTGTTGATAGGGCAAAATTGACGAAACGATATTGATTGGGAGCTGGGTCCAGTTGGAATCAGGAGTTTGGCCCTCAATAACTACTGTCGCCGACCAAGTGCCAGTGATAGAAAAGGTTGTGGTGTAAACACCCTGAGCAGAAATAGAAACAGTTCCACTGACTGCCGTGATGTTCCCTGTGTTTGTGATGTCAGTATTCTGAGCGCCAGTATTAGCTGCAATGGTGGTCAAATATCCAATCTCAGAGGTTTGATTCGCCGAGGTTGCGGCTCCAGACGGAAGCGGAAGTGATGCCGCCGAAACTGGTTGAGTCGCAGGAAAATTTGAAACGCTAACGCTTGGTGTTCCAGAGATAGTTGCAGAGACCGATCCACTTACAGGAACAGTCTGGTCAGAAGCAATATTGACTGCCAAAGAATTGGCGGTCGTTTTGGCTCCTAAAGTGGTTGGGAGCTGTCCAGAGATTTGAGTTTGTAAAGCACTTGTGGCCGCCCCAGATGGAAGTGGAAGGCTCGCTGCACTTACGGGTTGTGTGGCGGGAAAATTGCTCACACTTACAGAAGGTGTGCCAGAAATGGTAGCTGTGACTGGAATTGAAGATTGATCAGATGCTATCGTCACGGGCTTCGAATTTGCCATTGTCTTTTGACCAGTCACCGGAGTTGTATTGGTGGCAATAGTTGAAAGAGTGGCGTTTCCTGAAGTCTGAAGAGCTGAGTTTGCAGCACCACTTGGAAGTGGCAAACTAGCAGCGCTCACCGGCTGTGTTGCTGGAAAATTCGAAACGGAAACAGAAGGAGTACCAGAGATCGTTGCTGTCACAGATCCGCTCACTGGAACTGTTTGATCTGATGCTATATTAACAGGCAAAGAGTGAGCTGTCGTGGCAGCTCCTTGTGATGGTATATTGCCCGTGTTTGTGGCAATCGTTCCAAGTGAAGTCTGAGCTGTTGCTTGGTTTGCGGAGGTGGCAGCACCGCTTGGCAGAGCACTCGATGTCACAACTACGTTTTGACTTGAAGGAAAATTAGATACAGAAACACTTCCAGAAATTGGCTGGGTCACTGATGATCCATCAACCTTGATGCCGTTGGCAGAGGTTGTGATCTTTGAGTCAATACTTGCCTGATGAACTCCGTTAGCAGTTTCGGTTGTATTGATGGTTCCAAGGTCTGTGTGATTGGCCGACTTAAAAGCATTTAAATCGGAATCAATTTGAACTTGATTGGCCGCAGTCGCAGCAGGACTCAATAAAGAAGTGAGAAGGCTATTGATGCCAAGTAAATCAGTATGGTTGGCAGACTTAAAACTCAGAAGGTCCGAATCAATAGTTGTCTGAAGGGCTGATGTTGAGGCTCCTGTTGGCAATGTGAATGTCCAAGGAGCCTGACCTTGCTGGACCCACCATGAATTGGCTCCACCGCCATTAGGTGATCCTTGATTTGCTGACGAAGTACCACCACCAGGATTTTCTACATAAACTTTCAAAGCATCAGTGACGTTTCCGATTGGAGTTGCATCGGTGGCACCTTTTAGCTTTACGATTCCTGGAGGTGGGGTGTCAGCGATAGCGTAAAATGAAAACAGAATTGCCAACAAAATATATTTGAATTTCATTTCTTTACTCCTCGAGTGCATTCCTTAAGGACGCTATTCCAAATGTCCTGTGGTGTCACTTCTTTTGTGCCTAGCGTGTGAGTGACGCTCATTGCTTTGGTGTCCATCGGCTTGCCTTTTTGCCAAGCAAAGTAAACGAGCTTTGAGCAATACCATTTTTTCATTTTGCCCCAACTTAATGAGAAATCATATTCATCACCAAGTTGCTTTTCCAAAAACTCAACCATGTCTGAAAGCTGCTCTTCTGTCCAATCAGGACCTTGGAGCCTTCCAAGACCAATTCCGTCTTTCATGAAACAAAACTTGGCAAGACTTAGTTTCCTGACTCCGTGAATTGAAGCCTCATAAACCATTCCGCCAATGTAAATGGCGGCGTGACCATAGAAAGATCCAGTGAGGATTTTCTCCATGATGTTTGATAGCTCCCACTCAGTTCTGGTCACTAAGCAATCGCCATCTTTAATCATCCTTGCAATATCATTGTAATCAGCATCAACGATGATTGGTTCAGGTCTTGCGAACTTTGAAATAAACCTCGTGATGTCTGCTGTTACATTGCTAAGGATTGATTTGAAGCTCATAATTTCTCTTGTGCCATTTTCAGATTTTCGATCTCTTGTTTGATCTTGACCTGCTTGCCAGAGATGTCATCTGGATCAAGCTTTTTGTATTGTTTGAGTTCTGCCTCAAGATGTTCGATCTTTTCTTTGTCGGCACCTTTTTTAGCTTCAAGACGTTTCATCCTTCGCTCGATCTCATCAGCAGCTTTGCCAGGCTCACTTGTTGAAAGTCTTTGTGGTTCAGTGGCGTGTGGATCAAAAGCGGTATCATCCCCACCTTTTTCAGAACCAGTCATTTGTTTTTTGTCTTCCATTTTAAGTCCTTTCGTATCATCAATAATGTCTTTTGCTGCTTCTTTGGCCTTCCAAATATCTTTAAAAGGGCCGTGATATTTTCCAGAGACTTCTGGAACAGCAACAAAGAATTGTTTTTCATCAGTTACAACTTGGAAGGATTTTCCTTCATAATTTTCCTTGTAGACTGATCTCATTTTCTCCGCCATGTGTTTACTTTCCTTGTCCCATCGTTTTGCAATTTCTGGTTCGTTAACATGCATCCAACCGCGCTGCTTATCAGAAGCGTACGGCATTAGAATTCACTCCGAAGTTGAATCATTTTCTTTAAAAGTTTTTCGCAATCATCAACAATAGTTTTTGCTTCACTTTCACTCAGACCTTCTTCGGAAGCATAATCAATGTATTGCTCTGCCTTGTGCTCGATGTTGGCATAAGCGGTATGAACTTGTCTGGCGAGTGTTGTTAGGTTTTGAATCCTGCGAACAGTCTCTTTAGAAATCCCATCGCCTTCATTCTTTTTAGCGAGGTGTTTCATTTTCTTTTCAATTCGCTTATCAAGATCATTTGAGTTCATTTTTTTGCCTTTCTTGAGTCCATGCTCGTTACGATAAAACTTGTCTTCACTATCAGTTGGAAATTGATCCTTCATCGGCTTGATACCGATATTGAAGTGACGCTCTGTCTCATCAACCTCATCAAGCATTTCTTGATCGCTTGCGATTCCAGCGGCCGCTAAAGACTTCTGAACTGGAGCCTTATACATAGACGGGAGCTGGGCTGTGTCTGCTAGGTCGTCGTGCTTGGCTTGGTTGAATGAGGCATCGGTTTTTTTGCCAGGTGATTCTTCAAAGGCTGGTGGCGAGAATTGATCGGTGAAAACGTCAAGCTTTGACATTCTGGATTCGATCTCTTTTAGGGCATCGCCAGCTTGTCTAGTCCAGCCGCCAGCGAATCCGTCTGATAATTTTTTTGCCATCGCCTTTGATCCTATTAGCTAAAAAAGACCCATGCAAGCCTAGAAAATTGTCCCTGATCCATGTCCAGAGAGAGGCATCCTTAGTATTCCACCTTTTCTCAACTCATCAAGGGCTTGGCTTGTTGCGTCCACTTGGTCATCGTTTGCTCCCGCAGGAAAATCACACAACTCTTTTACGTAGTCTCTCACCCAAGGAGCAATTTGTGGATCGGGCAAATAGACATTCCTTGATTCAAAGTCAGGGCTTACAGCGTTCAATCTTGCCACCTTATCGCCACGCGGTTCAATCTCAATAAGTCCAGAGATGGTGTCTTTTAAAGTTTGGACGATAGCCGGACCATTGGCTTTACTTTCGATCAGTTTTTTATGGGCCTGTGGATATTGCTTGGAGACTTCGATCAGTTTTTGAAGAGCGATCGGAAAAGAGAATCGTCCGCGGACTTGATGGACTAAGTATTTGTTGGCTCCGGTGACACCCCAAACTTGTCCGACTGTGAAGTCTGAAGTGGTCTTGTCCTTGGTGGCAAAATCCCAAGACTGAATCATCCGATCAAATCTCTGCGGAAGTGCCATGTAGTATTGGATTTGATCGGCCTTCACGATGTTACCACCTTCAACAGTGGGCTCTTGCTGCCAAAGTGAGTACCAGTCCCGAAGTCCCATCGATTTAATTTTCATCAGGTTTTCGTGATTGAACTTATCCTTCCAAAGCGGCTCATTCAGCTCTCGTGGATCAATTGGATTTTTGTCATTTTCTTTGATCGCTGGAAGGCTCACGACAGTCCATTGGTCGGCGGTCTTATCATTCTCAGCCAAGCGAAGAAGTCTGCTCGCTAAATCATCATCGTGCCACCTTGTGAGCGTGATGAGGATTGATCCCTCACCCTCCATCCTTGTGCGGAGCGTTGAGGTGTAGAAATTCCAAAGTGTCTCACGAAAGACCTTTGAGTCAGCATCTTCACGATTCTTGATTGGGTCATCTATCAGGGCCCAGTTCGCTCCACGGCCGGTGAAGGAGCCTCCAACACCGCTTGATTTGTAACTTCCAGTGTACCAGGACCAAAGCTTGTCTGGGTGCTGATAGGGAACAATCTCGTGCTCAGATCGCGTACGAGAATACTTGCTGCTGCTATTTTGGGCAATTCTGACAGTTGGGAACAGTTTTTGGTACTCTGGAGTCTCCATGATCCGCTGAACGTCCACTGTCATGTCTCCGGCCAGCTCCGCATTGTAAGACACCGCCAGGATTTCATCGTTCGGGTATCGGCCGTGAATCAGGGCCGGTAGTCGCCTAGACGTAAGCTCAGACTTTCCATGCCTTGGTGGTTGAAAGATCATAAGCCTTCGGATTTCTTTATTTAAAAACTTGTCAAGATAGTTACAGGTGAGCTCATGGTGCCAGTTCACCTTGTATCCAGGGAATGTGAATTTGGTGAACTCGAGCAAATTCTTTTTTGCCCTCAGTTCAAACAGTTTCCTTCTGACCTGGAGTTCGCGGAGCAGAATCTCATTCTTTGTCATCGCGCAATTTTCTCAGCTCCTCAAGTTCAGCCAATAGCTCTTCTTCAGTCTGAGCCACTTCCTTCACCCCAATTGTACCGGTCACCTCAAGCTTCGAAGCCTTCACAAAAGCCTCTTGCGTATCACACCAGTACATCATCAGCCTCTCACTTGGTGGCTGTTCGGCCTTTAGTAGCTTGCCATTCTTGTCATAAACGGCCTCTCGTCCAAATGCTGAATCGTAAAGGGTTTTAAAGACTTTTAACTTGCTGCGTGATCGACCACTGTTAAGTGTTTGGCGCAAAGTTTCATCAGATGCGAGCATCTCTTGGAAGGTGGGTCTGGATATTCCCAAGACTGTTGCCATGTCCTCTTGTGGAAGTCTGATTGCTGCCAGATTTTCCAGCATCTTAAGCATTTCGGGTGTGAATTTGACTTTACGTTTTCGTGGCATTTTGTGTCCCTTTTGTACCTATTTTAGGTATTTTTCGGCGGAATGAAAGCTGAACTGTACCTATTTGGTTCAATATCCGTCAATTTTGATGATCGTTAGCACCACATCCATAAATCCTGGATGGTCTGTGTTTAAGGCCTTTTTGTGAAATTTTCCCTGCCAGAAGTAGCAATCATCGATTCCTAGGACTTCAGCCAAGGCATCGTGGGCTATCTTGATACGATTTGAGGTGTCGTTTCGTTTTGGGTGGCTGGGCTTTTGTTTGGTGGGCTTTGTGAGAATTTTCTCTTTTGGAAACGAAAAGTAGAGATCAACCTGCAGAGCATGGCCTTTTTGGATCCGAATAGTGAGGTCTCGGGCAAGGCCCAATTGTCTCGGATTGATAAGGCACCAGTGCTTTATCGCCCCTTCAAAGGTGGTATAGTCCTTGGTCTTGAATCTGCGCCTTGTCCTGAAGTCGGTCCCGTAGGCCGCATTGACACTCGGTGGGATTGGAAGGTCTTTTATGGTCGCGGTGAGTCCTTCCATTATCTGGCTCTGATTGGAGTGAGTGGGGCTTTCATGCGGTCTTGGATTTCGTTTAAGAGTTCTTCTGTGATGTCCTCACCGAATTTGTCTTTGAAGAGCTGGGCGATCTTTGTGACGGCTTGTTTCATGTCCATTCCAGAAATCATGTAGGCATCCACCGCGTCGATTGGCTTCATTTTCATTCTTGGTGGTTCGTTTAGGATTTTTGCACGAAGTATGGCGGATTCGGCTTTTGCCTTGAGTCTTCTTTGAAGAAGTCTTTTCAAGGCCTTTTCTCTTCGTTCTGTGTAACGTCTGTTTTCGCGATTGGGTGTGGCAGTTCCCATTTGTGGCTCCTTTTGAGATGGCTGGACAAGTTGGACTCGAACCAACGACCTTTCCGTTAACAGCGGAATGCACTACCAACTGTGCTACTGTCCAACATTTAATTTATTTCTCATTCGGCCCGTGTTGCTTGTCAAACTTTTCCGAGCAATTGATTCTCAACTATGCTTCTGATGAAGTTGAGTTCACGCCGTTTTTCTTGAATTTGTTTCATGACTCTAGCATGGGCAGCGTGATAGTTTTCGTTTCGGTCTAATTGCTCTTCCAAGTCTTGGATCTCGACTAACAATTCATTGGCACGATCAAGAAGTTTGCCTCGTTTTGTTTCCATCTTGTCAATAGTATCTGCGATGTGTCGTTTTGATGCAATAGCTAATTTGTTAGGATTTTAGGCGGTGTTTGTTTGGTCTCTTTGGGTTGTGCTCGAAGAGCGATTTGCAGAGCTGGGAACAGTTTTTTGATTTCGAGTTTTTAGTCACACGAAAGGTTTGATCGCAGGTTGCGCACTTTCTTCGGATGAGAGTTATTTGGGGCGGCTTTTGATCTTTTTGTTCCACTCTGGGGCATCTTTCTCAACCTGTTCGTTATACGAATTAAAGCTGCCAAGGTGTCCAATTGCGAGATGGCAATTAATTCCGTTGTCGTCATCTTCGCACAAAGTAATGAAGTTGGTTGGGTCAAGTTCGAGATCAGGATGTAGGTGGAACGGCCTGATATGATGTACATTGAGCTTCCTGGTGCCATCACAGACAGCGCATCTTGGATACGTTTGTAAAAATTCTCTTCTAACTGATGGCCATTTTCCAGACCTTGGATGTGCTTTTTCAATTTTCCTCTGGACCAGTTGGTGTTTTTTGTTCATGAAGTACCCCGTTGATACAACTTAAAGGGGAGCGCTCTAATCTGTCCAGCTCTTTCTCGATAGACCTTTTTATGGTGTGATTCAGAACAATGATGTCCCCAACTCCCGCTTGAGAATGAAACCTCACATTCATGGTGTTCCCGCGGCGAAAAGCCACCACGATAGCGTCTGGGTCTGTTTCAAGGATTTCATTCAATATCTCTTTCACTTCTTTTATCATCGTCAGCTCCATTTAGGCCAAGTAAGGTGTCTTCGCAAACTTCTTCAAGCCAATCTCTGGCTTGGGAATATCTAGTAAAATCTGCTCGAACTATGTTGTTGTAATTGTCAAAGGCGGCAATGTCCCACACTTCAACTTTGACTGGTTTATGAGAAATCTGGTTGGTCGCCATTTTAAAAGTGTGAAACATTCCAAGATGAATACCAGCGATCACGCAATAGGTTTCAAGTATCATGGCGATTCAACACAGCCAGGGTATTTGCAAGATTCAATTTTTGTTTCCTGTTCTTCCTTACCAACCTTTTCACCATAAAGAAAAGCTCCTGAAAAGAATACAATAATGAGAATTATTTCAACCATTTTTTCGCTCCTCTTGAAGTGGCGCAGATCCATTTCGAGCAATTTGTTCATCGCGAATTGCTTTGCCGATCCACATATAAGCCTCTTCAATTTTCGTCAGCACCAAAGAAGAAGCTCGTCCAGGTTTTAAATTTCTTGTGATTGCAGTTTCAACTTCTTCAAATAAAGCTTTGAATTGCGCTTGGTCTTCTGCGGCCTTTTCATCATACTTTACATAATCAAATCGACTCATTTTCTCTCCTATTTAAATCTCCAACACCCTTAAAAAATAGGCATAACATGATTACGCCAACAATCCAAACTGTAGAAATTATAGCCCACATCATCGTTTCACCTCATTCATGTCTTTAATATTTATCACATGGGAGTTGCTCCTGTACTTGCCACCTTGGGGCATTGGAGAGCCGGCCTCAATAAATTTACTTTTTTCTAAAAAGTCCTTTTTACTCAGCCATCCGATCAACCATCCATAGGCGAAGCTGTCGTGAACTCCGCAGAAGACATAAAAATCAACATCTTGGTCTGGTCTTGTAAGAAGGATTGCCATTTCGTATTCGGGCTTTGGTGGGTGAGTAAGTATTCTGGTTTTCACATCCACCTTTCTCTCATTGATAGTAAAATCATAATCATAAAGGTCGTGAAGTTCAGATTTAGGAGCATGAATTGAGTATATTTCTTCACCCAAAAGTCCTACGATGTTCCTTTCGCCTGCCATAAAAGACAGATTCAATTTTCCCATTTCGAATTGTCTCTTGGTTGCTCTAACCATCATTTCAAGTGTGAAGTTAGTTTTTATGAAGTGGGTGCTCAAGTTTTTAAAAACCTTTCCGATGATATTTTACATTCAAAATGGTGGGCCAGCACTCCATACGACATTTCGTAGCTGGCCCACATCTAGTACCCACCACCAAGATCGCAACTCTTGATCCACTGGTCCTAATCGCTTCGGACTTGGTGAGATTATTTTCCTTCCAAAATCTTTCTCATGTCAGCTTTCACTTGGTTGGTGAGATGGCATGATCTAACGTATTCAATTGCTTTTATGGCTCTTAAATAGGCGTTTGCGACTTGGATCTTTTCAAGGATGTTGGGCGGAACGGCAAGACCTTTATTTGAAAATTCGGCTGCTCTTTGGTTCCAGCTATCAATGATGATTTCGATTTCTGTTTTTTGTTTCATTGAAAATACTTTCCAACTAAAAAAACAGCAATCATTAAAACAAGAAGGCTCAAGCACATCGCAACCAAATCATAAATCTTCATGATTCACCACCTTCTTGTGAAGGACTTTAACAACAAACTTCCTCAAATAATCAATTTTGTTTTTTAGTTTTTGATTTTCAGCAATCAATTTTAATCGCTCAGATTCGCACTCTGACACTTCTGCGGTAAGGTCTGGGCAATCCTTAATACACTCTTCTCGCAACTGTTCTTTGATAGTCGGTTGAGGGTTGGCGTGAGCGCAACTTGAAATTAAAAATAAAATAAGCATGTATCTCATTTCATTTCTTTCATTTTGAGAAGGATTTCAAGGATGATTTCTCTTTCAATTTTACTCTCGTCATTCAAAATCCTATCCTTGAGATACGCCTCCAGACACTCCCACTTGATCTGTAACCTTTCCTGATCCGTTGGTGGCACTAGGTCCATCTGTGCTTCCATTTTCAAATCCTTTCATTTGCTTCGCAAGTCCTTGAAGCTTTTGATTGAGTTCGTCCCTTTGTTTTTTAGTCATTGGTGGAGTTGGTTTTGCTTTGGGCTTATCTGTTGTAAGGTCTGCCCAAGAGATTTCAAATTTTTGAGGAATCATTCTTTCACGCAAATAGCTTTGACGTTTTAAAATAGTGGTTTGGCCTTCGTGAAGCATTTTGCAATGTTCCTGGACTGCCTCAACTTGCTTTTCAAAATCTTTCACTTGGTCATCAAACTTTGTCTTGTGCTCCATCATGGTTTTTCGATGAACTGCAAGTGTTTGATGGGCTTCGCCTATTCTCTTATCACGCATTTGAAAGCCACCATTGACTGAACGAAATCTATCCTCAATTGCATTGAAGTCTTTTTGAATTAAAACATAAACCAAAATGCTTCCTGCGAATCCTAAAATGCCAGCAACGTATAACTCCATGACTCCTCAATTCTTTATTTCAAGTAGTTTTAAAAGATTGAAAATTCCTTTTCCATGCTCGCCTGTAATTTTGTTTTCAAAAATTCCACTAGATGGATAGAACTCAAAATTTTGAACCAAATATTTATTGGACGATTCAACAACAAAATAAATATTTCTCTCAACTAAAATATTTCTATTTCGTTGAATGTTGACTCTATGTTCATCTGAGAAGTCTTGAAGTAGCTCTATCATTTTGTCCTCTGGTCCACGTAATTATTAATCGAGATGGCGTATTCGTTTTCGCCCCTTGAATTCCAATAGGCATTGTTGTTGGTTCCGTTTGCCCAACCACCAAATTTTAAATAAAGCCTCATCACCCATTTTGGATGAAAAGAAAGCTCGGCGATCATTTGGTTTTGTTCTTCATGGGTTTTAGATCCGTAAATTGCAAAAAGAGTAAATAAAAGACAGATGGGCCACAGAATGTAAAGTGGGTAGAGTTCCCCACCAAAAATGAGAGGCCACCAATCGTTTGGCAAAAGTGGGTCTGCAAAGTCGAATGATTTTGAAACTGTTTGTCCATTATTGATATAGGTACTGGGCCAAGGATGCTTCCATGTTCCCACTTGGTCCCTTTGGAAGTCCTGGCAAAATCCTAGTCGAAGAAAGTGCCAGAGTGCAACCCTTCTGATGATCGCATTTCTGCCAATTGCATTTAGTCCAGCCACAAGTGGAATCAATTGGTCGCGGGTGAAATTCCATTTATTATTCCAAGGGACTTGAGTTGGGTGTCTTGTGAGCCAACCCCAGCTCGCTTCGTATTTTGTGCAGTCAAAACTGGTGGAGTTGAAAAGACCCGTCAGAAGGCCCATGCCAGCCCTCATTGAGGAGTCGCCGCCGTCCATGTGAGATTCGACTGGAAATTGGTCCTTGTCTTGATAGATCATGATTCACCTCTTGATTCTCTCAAGCACATCATGTCTTCCAGCTCGTTTCAACCATTCTCCGATGGTATGATGTTTTTCTATGGCTTTGCCAAATCCAACCTTATGAATCAATTGATGGCATGTTCGACACAACGGCATAAGATTTCTGGGTGTATCGCCACCACCAGCGCCCCTTGTTGTGACATGGTGAGCGTCCCCTCCAACGCCACCACAAGAAATGCACTTCAAAGTCTTAATAAAATTTATCAGCTCTTTATTTTCAACGCGCTTCATAATTAGAATGGAATTTCATCCGATTCAAAATTAGAAGGCTGTTGTTGTTTTGCTTTTGGCTGAAAGCAACTTATCAGAATTGATCCGTTTTTACTCTGAACTCCAGCTGGATTGAAGGTGGATTTCAAAACGATGTAGTCACCTTTTTCTCCATTTAAAAGGGCTCCCACATTTTCCCAGATTGCCTTGCCTTCTTTTGTCTCTCCGGCTTTTACACACAAATCATATTTTTTCATTTTCCCTCCAGGGCTTTCATGATGGCTTGAAATTGCCATACTTTTGTTTTCATTGGGTCATTGATTCCCATTTGCAGTAGACGCTCATCAACATCTCTCTTTGTGAGCCCTTTCTTTTCTTGGGCTTTGGCGTACATCAAAGCGTAGTCCGTCATGCTTATGGGGCTTTCGTTTCGTGGAGTGTCCGCCTTGGTTTCCCCAGCAGGAGCCGTCGAAGGTCTCTGTTCATTTCTTGGCTGCTCTGAAGCTGGTTTTTCAACTGAAGATTTTCCTTCAATAACTCCATTATCATTTTGTCTTTCTCGTTGATGATGTCCTGTTGGCTCTGCAAGTTTTGGTCCATCAGTGGGCTCCTTTTCTGCTTGTTGCATTTCATCCTGTGAGTAAATTCCTGATAAGTCATTTGGAAAAGCTTTTCTGAGAGCAAGGGCTTCGGCCACCTTTGCAATCATAAGAGCTGGCATTTTTGCCCACATGAATGTCGGATTTCCGTCTTGATACCTTCCACAGTATTCATCAAAAAGAGCTACACCATAAAGTGGTTCGCGAAACTTGTTTTTGTAAACACCAACCCTTGCGGCCTTTGGTGGCTGTTTGTCGAGCCAAATATCCTTCCACACCCCATCATCACCACACCATTCAGCCTTTGTTTGGCCTTCGTATTTATCAGATCTCTCAGCGACTAAGCGAAGACCATCAATACTAGAAATGATTGAGACTTTGCCTTTTTTGTCTTTTGTGAAATAGATCTGGCGCGTGAATGGATCAAGACCCGTTCTTTTGCATTGGTTTATGAAAAGTGAAAACTCATCGTTGGTGGCTCCGGCTGCGACAGTTCTTTTTAAAAGGTCTGTCTGCTCTTCTGAATAAACGACTAGATTGCTCATGCCTCACCTTCGAGTGTTCCTTCAAATTCTGTTTCAGAAATCAGAAGTGCGGCTTGATTTTCTGGCATTGGCTTTCGACTTCTTTTTTTTGTCTTCTTGATAACAGTTGTCATCTTGGCAATAGAAATAATGTCGGTGCTAAAAATGAAATTGTTTAAAGAAGTCTCTTCATCTAGTTGATAAAAAGTCCCCACCTTGTTTGAAAAGGTCCCAGTGATGAATCCTGACCTATTGTCTTCTGTTCTGATGAATGTGCCAATTGGAAATTTTTTCATATATTGTCCTTTGTTTTATTTACTTGTGGAATTTTAATTTTCTCTGTTTCTGTATTTAAAATAGCCACTTGGGATTGATTCATAATTCGATGCATTTCATTTTTCAAATCAATAAACATTTGCTTGTATAAATGAAAATGAGCCGAAATAGTGTGAAATTCTTGTTCTAATTTCAAATTATTTAATTTCAATTTATCTATTTCTTTTTTTTGGTTGGTGTTTTTTGTTTTTAATTCTTTTATTGTTTTTTTCATTATCACTTTGCACCACCTTTATTTGCTGAAACTCTTAAAGTGTAACCTTGTTCCAAAACAACTCCACCAACCTCTTGGCCTTCAAGGACTGCTTTTTTGACAGCATCCTTATCAACTTCAACCAAAATCTTTTCTCGGCAAAAGGTGGCTGGGATTTTTGTTTCATCTAAAATTACAACCTTTGGAGCGCTATTTGACAGCTTGTATTTAAAGATATTCCCAACGATCTCTTTGGTGTCCATCTCAAGCATGGCGTGTTTCATTCTATCTTTTAGCGCGTCACTGACTCGATCTAAGGATTTGGCAGCACTTGAAAACATCTTAGCATGGGCCTTAAATTGTTCGATCATGGCTTCCAGGTCCTTTTGCTTGTACTCATAGGAGTCGGCCTTTACAGCAAGATTAGAACGAATTTCTGCCATCCATTTTGAGACAGTCTGCTCAACTTGCTCTTCGCTTATTTCGCCCCCAGTTTCCGTCAGAAGCTCATCAAGAGCCCGCCTGTCATCCACTATCTGCATCAAAGTTTTATTTTCCATACTGCTCCTTCAAAAAAGACTCACCCACCCCGCGTGTTGATAACCTAATGGTTCGCAGGATGGGTGGCCTAAATAAGTTTAAAATTGGAGTGGTCATCAACTGCAAACTTTCTACGGCCAAAACAGCATCCAATCAAGAAAATAATTCTCAAAATAAGATGCTCATTACACGCTATATTCGTTTATACAAGATTATTGTATTCCAGTATGATTTTTATCAATACTTGGATATTATGGTATTCATGGAGGACAAAATGAAAAAAGTAAAGACCCCAAGCAAACATCTAAAAGCCGCCAGAAACGAATACGCCAAGTACAGCAAAATGATCGATGACCTTAAACAACTAAATTCAGATCTTCAAGATGATCAATTGCCAAGTTTTGCTGATGAGAGATTGAAACTTTCTGAAGGTGCCTCTATTAATCAGGTCATTTATTTACTCCAACAGTGTTGTGAGGACCTTGAATCTTGTATCGATGATTTAGAAAACGAGGTGTAAAATGGTTGCCGAAAAGAAATGCCATGTCGTCATTATTTGTTGCCAGATTTTAACTTTAATAATGATCACGCTTTTATTTTTAAAATAAAAAAGGAGAATAAAATGAAGAAAGCAAAATTAGGTTTATCAAAAAAAGAAGCCGCAGCCTTAGAAATTGCCAAAAAGGTCGCAAATCTTTCAAAGCTGATTCAGGTATCAGAAGGCTTCAAAGAAGTTTACAACGAGATTGATCGCCTTACTGTAGAGCTGGCCCAAACAGGAATCATGAATCATGGTTCTGTGGTTATCGTAGACAACTTTGCCACCAAAAATACAGCCTTCAAGACCACTGCCATTAAAAGGTTTGAAGCAAAGAAGGTGGCCTAAAATGAAGAAAAATCCATTTGGTTGGTCTTATCCAGCGGGTGCAGAAAATGATCCAAATGCTCCGTGGAACCAAGACGACACAGAATATTGTTCAAAGTGTGATGAAGAAGCAAGTTGTGATGATGATGGGCTTTGTGAGGATTGTGCTGAAAAATTGGAGGTGCCAGATGAAGAATGTTAAAAATGAATTTAGAAAAAAGGAATTTTATCAAGATCGACAAGCTATTGGAACGGAGTCGTATCACAGGATTGGACTTTCTAGAAAAGTGATCTTTACAGATGGAACTAAGATCATGTTTGAAAAATTAAGTTGTTTTTGGCTTTGTGATATTATTTGTTCATACGCAAGCAAATTGAAGGTTGATGAATTTTACACAGTGTATTTTATTTTAGATGAAGAAAAGAGTTCTGGAGTTTTTTACATCACTGATGGTAACTATGATGTGCTTATTGAACAAGTGGTTCCATTTACAGACATTGAAAGCAACATTCAGATGTTTATTGCTGGCAATGGTGAGTACTTGGTCGGAATGCTCCCAACTGAATATTGAAAGGAAATTTTATGAGTATCAGAGAGAAATTTAAAAAGAAACAGCAGGACGTTCGCACTCTTGTTCAGGTCAAGATTGATCCAGAGTTATTGGTTGATGTTGATTCGCAAATTGAAATTGATGTGAAGAATGGATTTGAACTTGACCGGACAATTCTCATCACTGCTTGTCTTCAGAATTATTTACAGGAGTCAAAGAAGGCGAAGAAGTAAATTGCCTTCCGTTTAGTAAATTTTTAACAACATCACCAGAGCCAATGAGTCCGTTGGCTCTTTTTTCTTCCAGCATAATTGGCTGTCCAAGCACTCCAAGACTCTCCATCTCTAAAATTGATTTCGCAGTGTCCCTTGCTTGAGCATGGAATGTCAGAGGGTTAAGATCCACTCCATGATTTTCGCAAACATACTGCCAGCCACCGCACCTTTGAACCACTGCCCATCCAACATCACCAATAAAAGTTTTTGCTTCCTCGAGTCTCCAAAAGCCAAATTTTACGATGCCCTCACGAATCCTGTTTGCAGCTTCAAGGGCTTTGGAGTCGTTTGAGAGTTCTGGTCTCAAGTATTGACGAAGTTGAGCTGGATTTGGGAATGTCCTGTTTTTTGGATCTTCGGAATATTTTTTTAATGAAGTGAGATATTCGTTGAGAGTAGCTGGAACAAAATCAATCAACGAAGAAATGAACATGGTGACTTTTTCTCTTGGCAACTCGTATCCATACAAAAATGCAATCGATGTCAAAGCTTTGCCTAAAATATCTCTTTCACTTTGATTCATCAAAATCCACCAACCTCAGCATCTTTTGCCATTTTTTCAAAAACCGAAGCTTTCTCAAATCTTCGAATTTCATTTTGTGTAATTTGTTTGCCCGTTTTCCACTGGGTAGCCAAACTTTCTGCATTTGACAACGCCAAACCTATGGCATGTGCGGACTTAATAAAAAACGAGTCATTGTGCGCCACATAAAATTTTACAATCTCAATCGCGTCTTCACCCAACCTTTTCCCGATCTGAGAAATTTTAGCATTGACGCTTCCATTCCTAACAGGTTCAACCCCATACCGAGCGCTGTAAGCGGCTCGATAAGATTCCCAAATTTTTCGGTTCAATTCGGTGTTGGCTTTTTCACGGACCAATTCCGGTACAAGAACTGGTTTGGGAATTAATATACTCTTATCTTCTTTACTCTTATCTACTATACTCTTATCTCCGCCGTTTTCAATTCGGACAGACACCCGTCTCTTACCCGTTTTTTTATTATCGTAATGAAGTAAATCCAATAAGATAGGCATTTTTATTTGAAGTGTGTTTCCAGAAAATTCGTATGAAATTAGACCAACTTCCTGGAGGATGCACAGCAAACGCCGTAGGTTTGTCGGGGAAATGCGCAGCGTTTGCCGTACGATTCTCTGGTGAAACTGGAACGAACAGTCCGCTTCTTCCAGATTTCGGTCCGGTTTTTGTATGAGTTTTTCAACGCACATTTCGATCAAAAAGTAGTATGAAGCGGGTCCTAAATGACCCATTTCATCCATCAAATATTGCATCGATCGACCCCTGTGATTATCAGAAAAATGCTTGAACCAGATCACTGTTTACTCCAATTTTTTGTTGAACCAAGACCCTGGACTATGCCTTTTTTTTAATCAATTAATGATGCCTCAATCCATTAATTTTTCTTAAAACGGCCACAAAAATGAGCGACCAAATGAATCCACCGGCTATTTTTAGGCCAGTTTGGCTTGCGGCAATAAAATAATTTATGGACCCAAAGGCCACCAATTGAAAACAAAATGAGTCAGCCAAAGACGCTAGGACGTTACTCAGATTCATTTTAACAAGCTTGGATTTCTCGATTAAAACGCTATAGACCGCATAATCGATGGTGCCAGCGATGAGAAAGCTCACCCCGCTTGCAACGCCTATCCTGCGCGATTCTGGATTGATTAAATAGGCAATCAAACTCCCAGATCCAATTAGGAGTATCATTTTGATCCTTAAATAACCGCCACGCCATAAATCCTGGAGCTGGTCCCTAGAAATCAAATCAAAAGGAATGAGACAGAGTCCTGTGAAAATAAGTCCAGAGGGACCAAATTTTGTGACGACAAGATCCGCGATCACGATTGCTGCTAAATAGGTGGCAACTAAAAACGGACCCATCACTCACCCAT